TACACCTGTTAATCCTAAATCAACAACATCATGAATATTTGGCATAACACCATTCCCCAAAATTTGCACAGATGAATCTAAAACATCCTCTAATTTAATAACACCTAACCGAACTAATAACATAATAACAGCGCTGATCTGAGATGATCTAATTCCTCGTAACCTAGATCTATTACCTATATGTATTTGTTTATTGATATCCCATTCTTTTTGAAGTAATTCCATAGTTCTGTTGTAAACTTCCTGATCATTAATCTCTTTTTGTTGTTTCTCAAGTTCTTTTTCTAAGTTTTCCCATTCTTTATCCATTGTTTTATACTCCTTCTGTTATTTTTATTATCTTCATTTTAACCACCTCCACGTTATCCCTCTTTTAATTCTACTTATTGAATTTTGACTGACTTTACACCCATATGCTATCCACTTTTGAGTAAATCCTCTGCGTAAGAATTCTTTGATACACACCACCCTTTCAATTGTTAACTTCGAGTTAATATTCTTTTCTCCACATTGGAATATACCACGTCCTGTCTCTGGTGTTAATAATTTAGTCATTTATTTTCCATCACCTTTCTCCTTTGTTTTAACAGGATTATCTACTGACATCTTTTGTGGTTGTGATGGGCAATTAAAAGTTAAAAGGCTTAAATATATCCTTCCTATAAAAAGAACCTTTAATCTTTCCCAAAAAGACAAACCCCAACAAGAGGTAACTTCCCCATCTGAAGCTTTATAAACTGGTAATGGTAAATATGTTGGTTGATCTTTTGCATACATTTCATTACACTCTTTAAATTTTATTATTTTCATTGTCCTCCTGCTCCTCCAAAAAAAGTTCTCATAAACATCCCTGCTTGTGCTACTCCCCATGAAAATCGATTTACCCCAACAAATTCAGGCAAACTATACTGTTTCCAAGTATCTAACCTAAATATTTTATATTCCTCCTCTATAACTATTCTAACATTTGGCCAGAATTCGATCGGAACCGGAAAACCTTTCTTTTCATAATTATTAACTATCTCATCAGGTATTCCAAAAGGTAAGTCCCTTAATTGTTCTTTTTGAATTGTTACCATTGGAGTATTTAACATCCTGGCATTATTAATAAGAGTTTCATTTGTAAATGGGCTGTGCCCTTTTACTCCTAACGATAAACACATTTGCTGATTAAGATGAAGAAGAGAAGGAAGAGTCCAATTTATATTAACAGTCAATAACTTATCGATAACTTCAGGAATCCTAGCCAACATAGGCTCTAATATGCCTCTAACAAATAAAGAATGGATAGTATCTTTTCCTGCTCTATTGATCAAAGAAATTATCATGAAATCCACAACATCTTTTATTGCTTTGTTTAATGAAGGTTCAAAATTTAGCATCCCATCAATACTCGAACCAGAATTTTCGTAAAAGTTCACTATGAGTCTATTAAAAAAGTATGCCAGGAATATCTCATCTCCTCCATGCCCAAACAAGACTTCCTTTGTTTCCGGTTTCTTTTTTAACACTTCTTTCAAGATAAGATACTCAGAAACAGATCCTAATCCTCCTGCTGGGGTGCAAAAAACTTTAACAACCTCATACATGGCATCTATAAAATCCTGCTGCGATACTGGAATTTTCAAATGCTGGGCTTCTATCGTATCTGCCATCTTAGCAGCAAGAGGAGTTTCATCATACTCCTCACCTTCCTTATAATATCCGGTATAAACCACCTCTGGCAAAAATTGAGAAGCTACTATCGAAGAATCTAATCCACCAGAAAGAGACCCTATTGGCAAAGTCTCCATATTTTTAACTTGTTCCTTAAAACTTTCATAAATAAGAATATCCAACGGTGGTTCGGTAGAAATTTGACTATCTAGATCATACGTAGTATCTGAAACTACCGAAACCCCTTTGAAGAAAGTCCTTCCTGTAATAAACACTTGAAATGGTATATATTCCTCCAATATATAATCAAGATCAGGTTTTAACTTATTGTTTAACACTATATCTCTAATGTCGCTAAATAGTTCTCCTTTATATTTATACTGAATTTTCATATAATCTCCTTCAATATTAAGTGCATAAATTTAATTGGGTAAGGGGTGAATCGCATAAACCGAGTGTGGGCCGTTACCATGGTACTACTCACTTCCCTATAATGACCAAACAACTTATGAATCAACTCTTGATCAATAGACCTTTGATGTCTATATTTGTATTGTTTATAATCCCTCTTAAATTCATCCAACTCATACACAGATAAATCTTGATTCCACGGACAAGCAAGAAATAAAGATCCGCCTACTTTTAATACTCTCGTTAATTCCTGAGCCAGCATATGTGGATTAAGCACATGTTCCAGCAGATCAAAACACAAAACAGCATCAAAATAACCAAGCTCAAAAGGCATACTTTCGCCATACGCTCTTACCGCTGTAATACCAGGCATAACATGAGTAAGTTCATTCAAAGAAATGTCCACTCCCACCCTTTCTTTCGACATAATATGATTTAAAACATAACCAGTGCCACACCCTACATCCAAAACCTTTCCATAATGGTTTTGCTGAAATAGTACATTACATAGATTACCAAATATAGAAGTTTCAATAGAAATAAAACCTCCGTAATCCTCACTTATTTCTTCATAGTTAACAATATAATCATCTTCATTCTCTCCAATGAAATCTAAAACGTTATTAACCTCACGTATCGGTTTTTGATTAAACATATCCTCAATCATATTACCTCCCATCAATATTCCAAACGAAAGCAGCAAAAGCCCCAACATCAATCATATCTTCTGAATCCACAGCATTTGATACTAATCTAGCCAACATTTCTTCTCTTTTAGTTGGTTCTTTCCATGTAAGTCTGTAACCAGCATCAAACTTCTCCTGCAATCTTTTCTTGATTCCTTCACAAAAAACATTTACCAAACCATTCAATTCTTGTAACTCCTTTCTCTTACTATCTGAATATGCCATCACATCACCTCCTCTATATCAATGGTAATCTTTTCTTTTATAGAAGGCCCAATACAAGCCACCTTTATTGTATTTACAACTTTATTCACATCTTTAGTAGTTATTTCCACCTCTGTTTCGTTCATCTTTCCTTCCAAAGTATAGGTTTTCTCTGTATAATTAATAGTATAAATTCTACTCATGACATACCTCCTTTATATTGTATTATGTTCTTAGTTTCTTTATGTTCTGCATTCAAGATATTTTTAGCTTCCTCAAATTCACTTTCCTTCATTTCCTTCATTGCTACTTTTATACAATCATCCCCAGGAACCATTTTCTCAGAGGCATAAAGAAAAAAACCTTTTAATATCACCCAAACTTGTAGACATCTTAAAAACCAAACTAACTCCTAGTGGCAATCGTTCAACAAAAGTTATGGAGTAGACTCTTACCATCTTTTCTACTTTATCAGTCATCGTTTATTTCCTTTAGATGGGTATAAACTTTGTCTACATTATGTGAACCATACCATTTAATTGCTTCGCCAATTCCATAAGACAAAGGAATTTCTACGGAACCAAACTCTCTTTTTGTTCTCGACGGATCAAGCAGTATAGTTTCGACATCATCTGCCCCCTTTTGTATAAAATTAGGAGAAGTTTTTCCCACCAATTCAGAACCCATTGCCTCATAAATCTCCCAATAAACATCCTCAATAGAATAATCCCTACCAGACGATATGTGATACACTCCTGAGCCTTTCCCATCTATTGCCATCAATAGCAACCTGACCAAATCATCAACATAAACAAAATCCCTTCTTGTCCTCATAATAGTGCAATTCTTACCTTCATTCAGCTTCTTGAAAAACGTTGGAATCGGGCCAGACAAATTCCTTGGCCCATAACAATTAGCTAATCTAAAAGATATATAATCCAAACCACTCATTCTTATATATCTCTCTGCCGCTGTTTTAGTAATAGCATAGCTGTTCTGAGGCATAAGCGGATGTCGGAGAGTTATGGGTTGTTCTTGAGGAGGGCCATAACAAAGACTTGTTTGTAAATAGATAATTCTCTTTACATCATGTTTAAGACATTGCTTTACTATGTTAACTGTTCCCAAAACATTCGTGACAGTATCTTCCCTCCAATCAGTGGGATCTTTATAAGAAGCTGCGGCATGAACTACAACATCAGGTTTGAAGGAAGAAAAATAAGTACCTATATGATTTTCCCTCTGAATATCCGTTTCCAAAAATATAGCTTTTTCAGGAACATTATCCAGTCTTCCTGTTGATAAATTGTCAATAATGAACACATCGTTCCCCTCCTCCAACAAAGCTTCTGCCAAATGAGACCCTATAAAACCTGCTCCTCCAGTTATTAAAACTTTCATTCTTGTTCTCCTTTCTTTTACATTAAAAACTACATCCCTACCCTACCAAACCCTACCATACCACGCCTCACCTCACCTCACCGCACCATACCTAACCACACCTTACCGTACCCCAAATAAATTTTTTATTTTCCAATAACAAACCTCACCGCAAAACCTATTTTTTACTATAAACGAAATAAATTTGCCTTTCCACATACCGAATATCAAAAATTTCCCACCCTTGTTTTTTACATATATCCAAATAATTATAATGAAAACAATGATTCGGTCCTGATTTCAATTTACCAGGAATATCAAAATCAATACGTTCTTCGCACCACGAAACAACAATAACTTTCTTACAAACTCTTACCAATTCTGACATTATCAGCAAAATATGCTGGGGTCGTTGATGAAGAAGCACCTCGGACGCAACTCCTACATCAAACTCATTCTTCTTATAAGGGAGTCTGCCTATTTCTACTAAATCCAAATGCACCAACTTAAATTCAAACCCAACTTCAACAGCTTTTGCCTTTGCCTGATCCCCATACAACCTAGAAATATCACACCCTTCAACATAAGGAATATTTTCATAAGCCTCAAAAGTTCTGCCTATTCCTGGGCCAAAATCAAACACTTTTTTTGCCTTAAATACGTTCTCCTTAATATAACCAATATGTCTTTTAATTGTATCCTCAGTCATATTTGGGTCGGTAGGATATGAACGACGATTCCAATAATCAAACTCAGAGTATTGTTCTTCTGTTACCACAACTTCTTTTTTCTTCTCAGGAGGATTATCAATTATCTTGGCAATATCTTTTAATTTATAACGCAAGAGATAATTCTTTGACACAAAAGATCTATACTCCAAAGAATTGTATTCCTGATCCCCTATCATAGCAACGAAATCATTAATAGTCGTCCATAAATATTTCTCATCATAGATATTTTTTGCTCCTACAAAATTATGAATCACCGGCTTAATTCCCATACACATCGCTTCCATAATTCCTAAACCTTGGCTTTCCAATGGACTCGTACAAACAATATAGTTTTTATCTTCCAACCACCCTGCCACATCTTTAATATAATTTCCAAAATGAACCACCTTTTCCAGCTTCATTTCTTTTATCATGTGACTAAGGTAAAGACCAAATCTAGGATCTTGTATATGTCCACCAATGGACAATCCATATTTTATAAACGGAGAAGTTCTCACTAATTCGTAAAAAGCATGAATAAGTAACATAGGTCCCTTTTTTGCGGACATATTGCCAAGAAACGCTATATTCTTTCCTGGAGATCGGTTGGAAAATTTATATTTATCAACATCAATTCCATTGGCAATCAAATGGGTGTTAAAATCTTTAGTAACGGACTTAGGATCTGCTGCAAGTTGTTGAAATACCAAATCTCTAATATGATCAGCAACAAATATAACATCATCAAATTTATTCCAATTAATTGCTGAAACATATCCTGAAAGTGCTTCGTAACTATGCACTCTACAAATACTATGCTTGCCTTCAATTATATCTGACTGAGTAATCGCGGCAGCTAACTCATTGCCCCATTCAACCCAAACAGTGTCAGCCCACCCCATTACCTGTTTTAACTCTTCATTATTCCCAGTAAAACAAGTCTTAACCTCATACTTACTTTCAAAAAACTTCACTATATCAACTAAAAATGACTCTAATCCTGGTAAACAAACTACTGCTATTTTTCTCATTCAGACCCCCCTCCTAAGTTAACCCGTTTAATTGACGACAATTGGTAAGACATTTCAACTCTACCATGATAATCAATATGTTTATCCATACCATCCACAAATAACAACTCCATTTTCACTCCCTTAACTGTTATAAATATGGAATCCTTGGAATTGAACAACTCCTCAAATACTTCTAAAAAAGTACCTCCATCTTTAAAACTATCTAAATCAATGTTAATCTTCATTTCGTACCCCTTATTTTTCTACCTTGCATTTTTCATGGCATTTATAAAAATTCTTTGTTTTTTCTTTTGGGCTTTCTTATTGACAGACACAGGTGGTGGATTTTTAAAACTCGGGGCAAGATGTCGAAGATTTTTTGGAGCAGATTTCATAATTATTTCCTCCTTTCTTATTAATTATTTTATGCTGGCAGGCAGGATTCGAACCTGCAAGACAGCAAATGACAAGAATCCCCACTCTAATACAACGGTGCATTATTATATACTCTCTTGCCAATTCCGCCACTGCCAGCATATTTTACAATCCTCCTACTTCCGTCTCCTCTACTTTATCATAATAACCATTTAATTGTAGTAAAAACGAACAAGCATTTTGCCTGGTTTTGAAACCATCTACCACACCCAATTTATAAGGCTTCTGGGAAAAACAAGACCAATAACGACCAGAATTTATTACTTGTCCAATAAGAATATCACCAATATAAAAAAGATATGCATTATTAATCCTTTTTTTATATCCAAAATCTAGTACTTTACCATTAACATTTATACTATATTTACTCATATTATTACAATCCTCCTACTTCCATTTCCTCTAATTCAGAATCAGAGGTGAGAAGTCTATATCTTGTCTCGTCCCATATATGATCTTCTGCCTTTGTATTAATATCATCCATATTTTTCGGATCTCTTGGCAGAACAGGAACAGTTCGCTTAAAATGTAAACAATTTTCAAATACAAAAAATCCAGGATCTTCCATAGGCGACTGAAGTGAAGCATATAAATACTGCCTGAATATTTCTAAACCATTAATTCTGGAACCAGGACTTTTGTTTGATCTAGCCCAAGACACTCCAATAGTTGCCATATCATTTGCAATACTTTTTCCGTCCTTAACATCATAAATAGAATTATCCGCGGGTCCAGGATGTACAACGAACGGCAACTTCTCTTCTATATCTATTATCCTACGAGCAATTTCCGTTGAAATCATCCTAGATCCTTTATCTGCTTCACCATTCCATCCATACATCTCTCCTATTCTAAATAAAGTTCCAGGAGGATACGATTTTATAAAAGAATTGCCATTCTGTTTAACCATAATCTCTGTTCCATCTGATTCCGCCCACCATCCTACACTAAAAGGTCGTGAGGAACCCCAATCAAAAGATCTATCAATATACCAACTTGCAGGAATTTTAAACCAAGGAATCATGTGAATAGCTTCATCCCAAACATCATCAATAGCTCCACCTGCAACAATATCCCACCTACCTTTTCTCCAAGCCTTTCTTTTATTGGGATCTTTTATTGAATTTAATAGCTTAAGATATTCAGGATCAGCTTTTAGAAGAATTTTATTTTCATCAATACTACTATGAATTCTAACTCTAGCCTGACCTTCATCATTATACATTAGCTTTCCAGCAGGGGCAGGGTCTACAAAATACTCCTTGATCCAATTATGGCCAACTCCATACGGATTACAATTAGCTCTATACTTTCTAGGCATTCCCGGAGTAGATGATCTACAACACGATTTCATAACCTCATAACAATCCACAGAAGACCAATTAGTTAGCTCCTCCCACCCAATCCACGGATATTCATGCCCGTGATAATTCCAATAATCTTCAGGATCATTCATATAACTGAAACGAAGGACTTCTCCTGTAGGCCATTCCCATACATATGCAGATTTATTAAAAGTAGCTTGCGGAAATATTTGTGGAAACCATTTTTTTGTTCGAGCCACCACATCTGCTAACTGAGGGTAAGATTGGCGGAAGAGAATTCCTCTCCAGGCTGCTCCGAACCCTTTCCCAACATGCTGAGCAAAATCCATTATAAGAGTGTCAGTCTTCATAGATCCTCTGGTTCCATCGTTAAGAAGTTCAAAAACAGGACAAGACAAAACTAGTCTTTGACTTCCTTTCTGAGGAGACCAAATTACATTACCAGAACCTATGTTTACACCTTTACTAATTTTACTTCTCCTTCTTTTCCATACTCATTCTAACATTCTTCATAAGATCTTGAATTCTCTTTTCAACCCATTTGTTAGGAGTTATCTTACCATTCAAAATCTGCTTAACTTCTTCTGGAGATTTTAGAATCCTTCGTCCAATTTGTTCAAACGATATATCATAATCCTCAAAGAATTCCTTTCCTGGATGAGGTTCGGGAATGTGTAGTAAAACATCAATCCCGGAGTCATCTACTTTGTCGTTATCTGGCATGATCAGTCCTTTCATTTAATATTTAAACTTAATGTCCCCCATGCTGTTGCAACCACTTTTGGAACCTGCCCATTGCCAATGGCTTTAATTCTGTCCACCCTATTGGCCACCCCATCATTTGTTCGTAAATTGAAGGCCAATTCTCTAAAGGTATTTCCCGCAATGTTAAAAGTGCTGTTAGTTGTAATTGATGCCCACGCTCCACCACATTCTTTATGATTGATTGCTTTTTGAACGCTGTCCGAAGCCAATCGCTTGCAAACGGAGTTGGCCACAAGCCACCACCTTTTCCTTTTATGAGGGGCACCACAATTTTCTGCTGATAACTCACACCATTGAGCATTATACCCTGCTTCGGCCAAGTCTCCGTAAATTCGTCTGATATAGTCAAATGAAAGGATGGACGGCACATTTTCCAAATACACATATCTTGGTCGTACTTGGCAAATGGTCTTATGTACTTCAGGCCATAGATTTCTTTCATCTTTTTCTGCTTTTCGTTGTCCTGCAACTGAGAAGGGCTGACAAGGGAATCCTGCGGTAATGAGATCTGTAATTCCTTGATATAACTTTGCACATCCTGAATCAAGGAATGCTCTGATATCGGTAAAGATTGGGGCATTGTGCAGAAATCCGTCTTTGATTCTTTGTGCGATAACTTGTTGGCAATAGTTGTCATATTCTACATACCCTATAGTGTTAAATCCAAGTAAATGCTGTGTGGCAAGGAGGCCACCCCCTGCACCTGAGAACAGTGATAGTTCATTCATATTCTTCCTCATACTCCTCTTCATCTTCATCACCAATATCAATTATATTATCTTCGTCCTCGTTATCACCCCCATCAACTAACAATTTCTGTTGTTCAGCAATAGCCCATTTCTCCCACTCGTCAATCGGGACTGGGGCAGGAACTAAAAGAACTCCACCCGAAACCTTAACAGTATGATCAACTTTATCAACTAACATTCCCTTATAGCGCATAAGCAAAGTAAGAGCCCCTAATTTATCACATGATTTTATATCTGTGGTAACAACTGATATTTTTTTACTTGTTTTTTCATCTTCTGATATAACAGTCTCATTTGTTTTTATAGAAGAAATAGCCCTTGCTACATCGTCGTCCAATTCACTAATCAATTTCAAAGTTCCATCATCATTATAGAAATCCTTTGGATTTAAAAATGCTATCCTGCACAACTCTTTTATTATTCTTCGAGTGGTTGCCCTATTTGGTTTGGTTACTACCTTCACCAACCGAGCTATCTCCGCCTTAACATGAGGACGTTTCATTAGTTGAACCACCGCTGCTTCAGCAACATTATCTCTTCCCTTATATCCCGCCCATATGTAAGCTTCCTTTGCATTCCTACACCCATTTGCAAGATACCTGGAAATAAACATTTCTTGTTGATTATTCAATCCTACCTTGGCTCCACTTAGTTTTATTTTTTTTCTTTTCATACTTAAAATTATATAATAAATTAGCTTTAAAATAAAGAGTAAAATATTTCGTCCTTTTAGAAGCCCCCCCTTAAGGCGCCTGATAAAGACGTTTCTTGTGGATACGCCTCTGCACTATATGTGCAAGGAGGGCTTAAACACAATCTTATAGTTCTTGATCTTCTTTGTAGTGTATACAATACTTCCCATATAATTCGAATAACTTATCTACAAAATCTGGACAGGGCATACTAAATGGTAGGCCTCTAGGACGGAATACCAATGAAGCCCTCGGCTTAAATTCACACACTTCTCTTTTACCACAATTCTGGCAACTTTTTGTTTCCATTTTACTTCCTCCCTATTAATTATTATCATTTACTATAAAAATGAGCATAACTTCTATCCCTTGTCTTTATCTCCTCTTCTGCGCTAAAATATAAATCCTCAAACTTTTCTTCAAACCAATCTTGTTCCATAAGCCAAGTCAAATAATTGGAAGGAAGTTCTCTGATATCTTTACCTATATACTTCCCAAAGGGTATTACCATATCATCAACCAACTTTACCTCCTCCTCAAAAGCTTGGGTTTCTGTATTTCAATATCCCCATTTTTCTGAACAACCACCGAATGAACTCCATTATGTTTCACAATATAAACTCGATCAGCTATCCCCATCAATTCCTCATCATGGGTAACGATTATCAACTGAAATTTTAATTTATGAGACACTTCTCTTAACACCTGACCCCCCAATCCAACCAACCTTCCCATATTTTTCATTGGTTCATCCAAGATAATAACATTTCTACTACTCGGTTTTTCTAAGTGCCATAAAACAATTCTCAAAGCAAAACTAATGATATCAATAGCACTTCCACCAACATCATCCTTTGGATCTTCATATACGACCTTTTTATTTCCCACCATCTCATAAACAATTGGTTTACATTCTAATTTATTTCTCTTCCTCTCAAAGATTAACTCAAATCCAAAAGGTCTTTCAAAAACAGATTGAATAGCCATTGTTACCAACGATTCGACTCTCTCCTTAAATCGTTCCTGAGTTAATTTAGCCACCTCTGATAACACCCACCTAGCCTTGACAAAATTATTCACCTTCTGAATATTATCTTCTATAGCATTTTCTTTTTCCTTCAAAGAATCCGCAAGAAGAAGAGATGTAACTTTCGCATCCTTAAACGCATCAACACATTCTTGAACTGAATAATTGTTATTCATACCCCTCTAACCTCTCTTGAGCTATTTTCAACAAAGATTGTCGCTTCTCTTGTTTCACTTCAACCTGGCCATCAATTTCCTTCAATCTGACATACATGGCATCTACATCTTCCATTCCAAACTCCTTCTTAATTCTACCAAAAATAGCATTCCTCTCTCCTTCCTTTGTAGAAATATCTGACTTGATATTACCCAACTTTTCCTTCAACTCAATTAAAACTGTTTCATCTCTCATTGGCTTTCCTCTTAATTAAAGATTGTCAAATAGTATAGGCATTAACTCTCTGAATTCTGCTAAAATAGGTATCATTGTTTCCTGCATTTGTGGGTGAGCTGCTTTTGATGTGCGTAGTTTAAGAATGTGTCTCCACTCACGAATGTTAGCTGTCATTACGATTTCGGTTTTGAGTGAATTTGGAAGGACAGATCGAGCTTGTTGAGGAGTCCAACCATACTTTAACGCTTGCATATAAGCATCTTCACTCTCCCACATATGCGCAAACCAAGTATACAGTCCTCCATATTTCTCTCCATTTAGTATCGTTGAAGTAGATCTAACATATTCACCTTCCTCTATATTAATCCAAGGTGGAATCACAAATGTTACCCCCCCTTTGTAATTACAATACCTTGTACTCTCTTGACTGTATGCCACAAGTCTATGTCTTACAATTTCATGAGTAACTCCACGATCACAAGTAATTTTAACTGAAATGTTTGCATGCTCAATTATAGAATGGTGCCCAAAAGCAATAATCCTTTCTACAAACTTTTCTGCAGACTCATCCGTTATTTTATTCTCGGACTTGTAACAGATTCTTCCTGCCTGTTCTATCCTTCGTAAAATCCCTAAACCTTCAACATCTGTTAGTATTTTAAAACTTGGTTTTACTAATATCATTAGTTACCCCTCCTTACTCATTATTTGTGATAAAATATTAACTATTTCCTGATCCACCTTATTTTCCTTAATAAACGCCTGGAGATTGATATTAAAAGAAGTAGTGTCAGCCTTCATATCAGGATTAACCTCCATCATCTCTTGAACAAATTTATCCAACATAGCTGTCACCCTCTCCTCTTTTTCAAGATGTTCCCTAGATAAAACAACTTCTGGTGGTTGATGAGGAATTTCAACTTCTTCTATCCTACCCAATTTCTTTTTAGTGTCATAAACATAAAAACATGGAGTATGATTCCAAAGATCCACTGACTTTCTAATCATACAACCAGTATTACAAATGATCTGACCGTCCTCCTCAATACAAAACTTTTTATGTATGTCCCCACATAAAATAAGATCAAATTTACTGTGCTCATCTGAAAACTTCCTGGCATCCATATAATCGTGTCCTGACCACAATGCTTTTTCAGCAATAGGGGCATGGATTACCAGAATATTCAAATCAGCCCCCATTGAAATTTCTGGAATATCTTGCCCATAACTTACCCCACAAATTTGAATAGTTCGTCGATCATCGAGCAACTTGAGACTACTATTTCCTAAAATAGAAACCAACCCAGCTTTTTCCAAAATACCTAAGGAAGTAGCATTTCTTGTCTCCTCGGAGTAGAAATATGTATCATGCTGCCCAAAAATTGAAAAGGAATCTACTTTATACTTATTCAGCAAATCAATTTCCTTAGATAAAAGTCCATACCCTCTTGGAGTATTGTGCCAATCTCCTGCCTGAAGAATAGTGGCTCCTATCTCTTTTGCATAACTCCAAACAAACTCTAATTTTGAAAACTGAGATTCCACTAAATTGTCCAACCTGGCTTCAGGATTCTGCCATAAAAGATGAAGATCCGAAAGCAATATAAATTTCATGCTATAACTCCTTTTACTTTAGGAAATAAGTTCAAAAAGATGCCAAACATAATCTTCTTGATCCTCCATAAAAGTTCCAATATACTTTATATTTAAAAAATCACCAATAAGTTGGCCAGTACCAAAAAGTTTAAAATATCTTACGACCATAGATTTAGTAGCATCTACCAAAACCCAAAGAAATGGTCTTTCCTTCTGCGTACCCACTGTAAGTATCTCAGCTCCCTCCGGCATTAAAATCTCAAAATTCCCTACTATTGGAACTAAATATTTAAAAACTTGTTTCATTTTGCATCTCCTATATTTGATTTATTGCATCATTCCAGCACTCAAGAGCCATAAGACAATTTTCTTTATCTACCCCACCCCAAACATCTTCATATCTGAGTAATGTATTCTCCGCCGTTGGGTCATAACCACATTTACATACCATCCAAACATTACAAACATCCTCAGCAACTTGTTTAGAATAAGCAATAAACTCAGTATTATTATCACACTTTGGGCATCTTTCTATCTCATCATTTTCCTTCAACTGGATTCTTCTTGACACTATAACTCCTCAATTATAGAGTTTATTCTTTTCTCATCAATAACGGAAAAACAGGTGGGGCATACTTTAAGTTCTGTTAACTCCAAAACGTATTCCTCTTTTATCTCATCTTTGCTTACTTCCAACTTGGCAATATCAGTATCAAGACCAACAAAAGTTTCTAACAAATTTTCCAATAGAATTAGTTGATCTATTTCCTTGGTAATTTGTAAAGCTTCTTTAATAGGTTTTTCTGCTGCCAAACCTTTTTTCAACTCCTCCACTTCCTCAGCAATTTCTAGGGCTTCGGATAAGAGTTCTTGTTCAGAAATTATGCTCTCTATCTGTTTACCAATAGTTTCCGCTTTATTGATATACTTCTCAGAGGATAAAAATGAATGGAGTAGTTTAAGTTCCTTATTAACCTCCTCTACATCTACTAAATACCTATCCAACACAGAATATTGTCTTTGAGCCTCCTTTTCCTCTTTATGAACTTTATCAAGATCATTAACTATCTTTTCAACTTCATCAATGTCAGAATATCTCGCAAATTCAAACTTCTGATTTCCATGTTGGTCTTATTAACTTTACTTGTTAAATCACTGACCCACCCATCCACCTGTTCCAATTTGGTTATTCTGTTTATTGTGCGGGCTACTTCCCCTGGGCTGGATGTTATTAAAAAAGGAACATCCAACTGCTTTTGAATGTTAAGATCCCCCAAATTCAAAACATCGGTAATAACGTCTGGAATACTCTTACCAAACCCTTTATAGACTTTATCTCCTATCACATATTTTGAATCCTCAACCTGTGGACCTTCCTTCCCAACCCCCACTTGTTTGATCAATTTAACAGAAGGACTATCAGGAAAAGATAAACTTATTTTAGTTGTTCCTTTATCCCCAGCAAAATGAGGAAGAAAATCTCCCCCCGAAGGTCTGTTTTTAGCTAATAACAATAAACCGCGTATGATATTAGTTTTCCCTGATTGAGGATCTCCAATGATAACATTGACATTTGGGTGAAAATCAATCTTAGTATCCTTATGGGATTTAAAATTTTCTATTTTTAGAGTTTTGAACATTAGATAACTCCTATTTTTCTACTACTAAAAAAGAACTCTTTATACCAAACTCCTTTGCCGCCTTCTCTGAGAACATTAAAATATCCACTCTATTCTTCCATCTCTCATGCATTCTATCCTGGAAAACAAACCTCCCATAATCCAATAAATAAACCTCATCCCCAAACTTAAACCCAAACTCCTTCTCAATATCCCTGGATAACGCAATCATCCCTTCTTTAACCTTTTTATTTGAAGCAGTTATTGTGGGAGAATCATCTGTTTGGGATGAAACAGGGTTATAAGCAGTCACTACCACCGGAACTAGTTCAATAATCGAACTATTGTACTTTTCAGATTCAAACTCTTTTTGTATATCCTGAAAGGATGATTTTATCTCAGTTATATCATAACCATTTGTATGAACTTGTTCTCGAAGTGTTCGAATATTTACAGAATATATTATGAAAAAGGTTAAAAATAACAGACTAAGAAACACCCCAAAAACAAAAAGTATATTAATCTTTATGTCATTTCTCATCTTCTATTACCCCCATCACACAAAGAATGTTGGTTCAACTAAATCAAAAAAATCTTGAAGTCGGACAATTACCCCATTTAACCTGCCTATCATAACTCTAATACTTCTACCTTCAAAAGATTCATCATACCAGGCAAGCAAATCAGATGCCACTTTATTAGAAAACATAATGCACTTCTCATGCCTATCCCTTTTAAAAATAATTAGTATTTCCTTTTGATTAGTTTTCTCTACTTTCTTTATTGCTTCCAACCACCATTTCAACAAAAGAGGGTCTCCCTTTTTTCTATCAATAAAATCCAATATACTCACTTCATCAGAATACCCTCTTTTGATCTCCACAAAACATCTATCTATAAAAGGTTGACCTACAGGATCAATCGCCGCTACATCCCCATCACTATTTGCAGTTGTTTTACCGTGTTTCAATCTCGTTGTGGCTCTTCCCCCAGATTGAGAGGTTCTCCAAAAAACATCGTCTCTCACATTGCCAGTCCACCAGAAACTTAGTTCTTTGCAAATCTCTCTCTCAAAATTAAAGCCCTTAACAGATCCTTTGCCCATAACTATTCCTTCCTTAGTTTGGTATCATCTAACACTTCAATCAAACACTTTGTTTTTGTTCTGAAAGAAGCTGCTCCTATAATACTTCTAATAGCCCCAATAATCCTGCCCTTTTTACCAATAATAAACCGATAATCATCCTTTACCGCCGCTATTTGTAAAATAACTCCTGATCCTGTCCCTTTTATTTCTTTCACCTTTATCTTGTCCGGCTCATTCACCAACGCCTTAACGATAACCAACAATAAATCTTTCATACTTTTCTCCTCTCATTATATAAATAATTAATTCCAAAACCCTCCAAAATACAGTACTATAATCCAGAAAACTGCGTACCCTAAAGTGCTCCAAAAATTATACAGCCGGTTACCCCCTACTTTTGGTTTTCCATGTAAGTTAGCTGCTACTAATAAACCAGTTCCAAGCGCTATCATTATAACTATCTGTGGCCAATCCATCTTACTCTCCCCCCTATTGTAGTTTAAAAATCTCTTCCCATTTTTCAAACTTATCGAAAAACGATTCAAATCCATACTCCTCAAATACTTCTATAAAACTATCCTCCTTGAACCTTCCAAACCCAAGGCTGTTCACTTCAATTTTCTTTGGGCCTCTATACGGCAAAGCAATCAATTGTAAATTTCTATGTATGATTTCCTTACTTTCTTCAGACTCAATTTTATCTTTCTTTTTCCCTGTTAACTCTCCTTTCAAATACTTGCAAGCTCCAAGCAAACCAACCCCTTCAATCCCTTTGATATTATCACTTGAATCTCCTGCCATTGCTTTAGCCATTGCCCATTGATTTGGCTCAATGCCCCATCCCAGCATAAACTCCTTTTTAGTGAAAATCTTCTTTGTTTTTGCATTAAACACCCTAACAAAATGGTGCCTTTCTTCCAACAATAACTGCCATAAATCACCATCACTTGAAAATATAATATTTTTCCCTGGGCATCTTGCAACCACCTCTGCTATCAAATCATCCGCCTCATACCCATTATGATAAAATATATTTTCAAACCCAAGTTTCGGAAGCACCTCCTTTCTTAATTTAGTAAATTGATTATACATTATCTGTAATTCACCTAACTCCTCTATTGAATCAGTCTTTCTTCTGTTGGCCTTGTATTCTGGGTAAATCCAACTCCTATAACGATGTCTGCTATCCCAACAGAAGACAAATTCAGTAGTATCAAATTTCTCTGCCATTTTAAGAATTTGGTTCAGAAAACCATAAATAACGCCTGTATACCTATCCTTGTACGATAGATCTCCAAACGCATATGATGCCATATAGCCAATATTGTTTGCGTCAAATATTATTCTCATTTATGGTTCTATCCTATAAAAAATTATATTACTATACATTATAATAGTACGGGGCCAGCTCTCCCATAGTAAATAAATTGGCAGATATTCTCCTTCTGACAGTAATTGGTTCTGATTTCAATATCTTGTATATTGGAAAGATAAGATCATATTTTGGGTCATTAAAATTTGTCTTTTTAAGATCTCTAAAAAACTGAACATATGACCACATATCTTCATTATTTTCTGGCTGAAGGTCAATTGTTGGGATTATGCCCCCCGGTCTTTCAAGTGGCACTATTTTGATTTTCATTTGCTTCCTCCTCAATTAGTTAAACTAATTAATAATTCTCAAAATCTTTCCTTTGTTTTAAAATAACCTTGCCATACCGCGCCTTACCAGACCTAACCTTGCCTCACCGAACCTCACCTGCCTTGCCTTACTACGCCTTGCCCTACCTGACCGGACCGTGCCGTACCTTGCCTGCCTTGCCTTACCGAACCGGACCAAGCCCTACCACGCCCCGCCTGCGCAGCCACGCCAGTCCGTGAGACTGTATAAAGCTATACTATTTCATCCATTGCCGCAAACACCTTTGCAAGAGCAGCCAAAGAACCGTACTTTCGTCTAAATATATCCATATCCTTTTTAGCCTCATCCAACATCTGCCGGGTCAAATCCTCATCAGATAGAATATCAAGTACTTCTCTATACCCACGAACATCTTCAGCTTTCCTATCTTTAGTAAGAGACATAAATGTTCTTACTTTCTTTTTTGACTTTCCTTCCCCAATAACTATCAATTCCATTCTAATAATCTGTCTTGCTTGCCATATCCTATGCTGTTCCGCTGCTAAAGTGTTATCCCATTCGAATTTTGAATGTAAAACCGTATCTGGATTACGGGCAAACTCGACAACCTTTACAGGATCAAGCAACCCTCTATTCTGTTCCTTGACAAATAAAAGTTCCTTAGTAACTGTCATCTCCTCAACAATTGGCTCTTCTGATATTTCCATTGCCACTGCTACTGTATTATTTGCTTTCATGGATCTCTCCTCCCTTAACCTCAAATAATCCCCATCCCATACCAACGCTTTTCTTACTATCAGGACGGCCTTCTCCTATACCAACTTGCATTCCTACTCTATATAACAAATTATAAATATCATCAATTGTAAATTGATCAGCATCCCAGCGAATCTTTACCTTTGCCGACCAATTATGATACGCAGCTCTCACTGTAACATACGGTTGACCTGTTTCCACCCTTGCCATATCTTCCTGCTTTACTGGTTTCCCATATATACGAATTAATGGAATCTGAGGTTCTTTTGCATCCCATCCATCGGGAACCACAAAGATACTTAACTTAGCCAATGTCATCTTAAAGCCTACTAATCGACAGGCAGAAATCATTGCTGCGCGAATTGATGTTGCGTTAAATCCATCCCAATTTTCTGCTGATATATACCTGGATTGTTGGTAAGACTCATCAGTAGATTTAGGTTCCCGATTTTTCTTACTAGAAGCGGCCTTACCAGTTTCCATCTTCAATTTCATTTCTGCTTTTGTCTTCGCAGAAAATCTATGGATAACTAACGGCGCTTCCCCAATAACCTCAAAAATTGCCGTTTGAAACTTTGGTGCTGAAATTGTTACAGTCTTTTTTTGTTCAGTAGCCATAATAGCTCCTTTCTTGTGTGTTCTCCAATGGAGATGTTAAAAATTAATGTTTATTACCGCCTTTTACCAAATTTATTTTTACCGCACCACCTCCTTTTTATTCCAAGCCTGCCTTGCCTTACCTGACCTGACCTCACCACACCGCGCCATATCACACCTCACCTGCCATGCCAAACCGCGCCCTACCCCGTCATACCTGACCGTACCACACCATGCCTGCCTTACTACACCTCACCGCGCCTAATCACACCGTGCCGTATCGTACCTGGCCATACCTGCCTTGCCTTACCAAACCCAACCATACCACACCGTACCCCACCTCACCATACCTGCCAAGCCATATTAAACCATACCTCACCTCATCATACCCCACCTAACCTTACCAAACCATACCATACCTGCTGTACCATACCACACCTCAAAATCTCTCCTTCTTCCTCCTTTCAGTTTTAAACTTATCTTCAATTTCGTGCCAAAGATCAATCACTTTCTCCCGTAACTCCTTCTGTAATCCGTTCCTCTCAATAACCCTAACCATTTTATCCATAGAAACAAACTCACCTAAATCTGAATCACCATACTTAGTTGCTCCTGTCATGTTTTTCAAGTACTGTAAATTTCCACGGATATCATCAATTCCATAAGAAAAAAGAATAAAGATAAGAGCTTCTCGAAATGGATCATCTACAGAACTTTTCCTGATCTGACATAATGATTGAATTCCTACAACCTTCTTCACTTCTTTTTTACCAATTTTAGTAGTTCTTTCAACTTTGGCTTTCTGGCCAACTCGAATCCTCAAAGAAGCATAAAACGGAATCCCTTTTCCTCCTGGAGTCACTTCTCCCATATCACCTTGCCGGACTTGATTAGTACAAACAATAAGCCAATTGTTGTTTCTGATAATTCTGGAGGTTTTTCTCAATCCCTCACTGAACTCCTTTGCTCTCCTCATTCCCATCTTGTCCTTTCCTTCCATCTCCATATTAGTAGAAAGAGCTGCTAAAGAATCAGTTCCTATCCCATTAATAACATCCTTCCTTGGCGGATTCCAAGCATATATGTGATCATCAAAAACTTCAGTAACAGTATCAGGTCTGTAGTAATTTTTCTTGTCTATCTCAACCCCATAAATACGAGCATACTCTTGATCCAAACGAGCTTCTGGATCAAGAAACTTTACTTCTCCACCATTTGCTTGAATGGATGCACAAATCTCAGCCAATATGGAGGTCTTCCCAGCACTTGACGGACCAAATATTTCTACTATAATTCCACCAGGAAGACCCCCTTCCCTCTTTCTACCCCCGGATATTTCAAGGTCAAGTACAGTAGATCCAGTAGAAACCGTTTGCTCTAACCTAACAGTTTTCACCTTTTCTATCGGAGAATCCGTGACCTTTTGTATCTGTCTTGCCAACTGCTTTGTGCTTTTCGTTCGCCTTAATAACGTGGCCATTATTTAACTCCTAAAAAGGAATATCATCATCAAGCTTTTCAAGTTCATCCGACTTTTTGGCGCAATCATCCCATAACTTACAATCATCGCAATGATCTAATGTGTCCAAATCAACCCCAAATTCTCCCCCACCTGGGCACTTAGATCCCCCTTCCTTTTTCTCTTTCTTTTCTTTTTCCAATTTACGCTGCTTTCTTTTTGCTTCTATAGTTGCTTTTCTTGAAGACAATTTAGGTTTAACAGGTTTCTCTTCCCCCTCTTCTTCCTCTTCTTCTACTTCCCCAGCCTCTTCACTTTCCTCTTCCTCTTCCTTAGATCCCCAAAAAGCGTTTTTCACCTCGTCATAAGTGGGTTTATGAATAAGTTCATCCAAACACTGAACCTCATCCAAACTTTCATCAGTTATTTTATAATCCCTATCCACAAACTTATGACCTACATATTCAGTATTGGTTGGACCAGTTCCTTGTCTCTCAAAAGAAATAGCCTTTCCATCATCAGGATCAGCAAATAAAACAAAACCCCCACCTTTCGGCTTTTTTGCCAAAGGAGTTAAAAGTCTTTCCATCAAATGATGAGAAGCATCCCAAACCTGAACCCCTTTTGCCTCTTCTTTGTCATTATCATAACAAAGTATATTGTAGATAGATCTTCGTTTTGGATTTAATTGCTTTGCCGCATCATCCTCCCCATTATCTTTTAACCTTTTTTGCTCCTCACAAATTGGGCAAGACTTATTAAACATTCTTGCCAAACAAATGTAAGCGTCTTCATTTACTCCAACTCGATAATGCACCCATGCTTCCAATGTATATGCCGGTTCCCCTGCAGAAGCTTGAGGATTATTGTCCCCTGCAATGTAAGGCAGAATGTCAATTAGATGCTCTCCAGCAACGCATTTAAAATAAGTTACATCTTTGACATCATCCCTAAAAATAGTTTTAAATCTACCACTGTCCCCTCTTCGTTCATGACTCTCTTTGGTTCTTTTCAAAAGAGCTTCCTTCATTGCTTTTCTATCTCTCTTCATCGTCATTGCCTCCTATTAAATGTTTATCTTTCTCCTCAAAATAACTTTTAAAAATAGCCGAAAATAACGCCCTAAAAATAGTATACAAAATAATCAATCCTACTAGTCCTAATCCTCCAAATAGAACAACATATTTTATAAACTCCAGTGTTGCCATATTAACTTTTTTCCCTTCTCTTCAATCTTGGATTATCTTTCAACCCTTTTTCCTGTGCTACTCTTGAATTATTTTCCACAATCTTTTTAGCATCAGAAGGAATATTAGGATCTGCATAGTAACTACCGAGCCACAATTTTACCATATTTTCAAGAGCGGAGCGTTTGTGGTTCATAGCTTCTCTTGCCCCTGCCAAAATAAGGGAATCCTTATTTGCTTCAATCAATGCCAAATTTGCTTTTTTATACTTATCCTGAGAAGTTATCCAAGCAGAAATAGCTGATTCAGTAGGTTTCTTATCAAAACCAAACGCATCAGGATTCGTTCGTAATGCTGAGTCTAGCTCCGCTCTTACCAATTCTAACTGATCTTTTTTCTTGTCTCTTTCATAAAGTGCTTGAGCATGCCTCTCCGCCCACTTCATATATAGAGCAGGTTGGTTTGTCCAATCCACATCTAAATTATCCTTATCTATTTTAAGATCTCTTTCATACTCTTCCATCTTTTTTACCCCCCTTTCTTATTAATTTATTTGCTTCCTTATATCTTCAGGAAACACAAACCTATCATTGCCATTTTCTCTAAATTTAATCCTTAACAATTTAATCGTGTTGGTGACCTTCAAATACCCCGGCTCAAAACCCCCATAAGATTCATATCCATAGGAAGAATAATTTGTTGGTGGAGAGTATTTGCCTTCCTGCTTATAAGAAAATCCTACATAGTATGCCTCTACTTCTTTATCTAGCTTCCTTTGAATCCATTTTCTGATATTATTAGCATCATAATCTGGTAAAGCTACTGATTCTACTAACACTTTATCTCCCATCTTAAAGTCCGTCATTTTACCCCCCTTTCTTTAAATTTGGTGCTGGCAGGCAGGATTCGAACCTGCACGGGGGAAATGCAGCCTAATATTAATAGGCTGGTCATTCGGGATTTAGACTTGGCCTCATTAATCCCCCAGTTTTCTCTGCATCTACCAATTTCGCCACTGCCAGCATATTATTACAATCCTCCTTTCTTTTTAAACTTTGCATGCGTAATAGCAAGCAGAAGTTAATCCGGCCTTACCTGAATACATGAAAGACTCTGAAAACAAGTCAATCATTTCTACAATTCGATCATCCGCTCTATTTAAAAGTACCGCATTCAAATAACCTAAAACCGCATATCTCACTGACTCAGGTTCGCTATCCACCCCTTTTAACAACACAGCCATTTCCTTCCACCCTTTTCTTTTCTCCATCAATAACCTACATATTTCTATAACTTGACTTTCTTTTACCGAGCCTTCCTCAATCACTTTCAAAATTTCTTCCTCATTACCAACATTCATTACTTGCCCCAAAATAACAAGGGCTTGCCTCGGTATTCCTTCGGATACTCTTGCAATTTCCTTTAAAGTATCTATAGAAAGATCCAGTCCTTCTTCCTCACAAACCTTCTTCAATAACTTTACAATTTCCCCTCTTCTCAATAACCGTAGATGATAAATAGAACATCTTGTGCGAATGGTTTTAAGAAGTTTTTCAGGCTCGGTAGTTGTCAATATAAAATAAACATGTTTAGGGGTGTCTTCTAATATCTTCAATAAAGCAGGCTGCGCATCAGAACTTATTCGATGCGCTTCATCAAAAAAATAGATCTTTACATCTCCTTCAAACGCTCCATAACTACAATTAGAAATAACCTCCCGTATAGTATCAATCCCTCTGGTATTAGCAGTATTCATCTCTATAAAATCTCTATCAGAACACCTAAGCTCAGTTTTCAATATCCTTGCCAAGGTGGTTTTTCCACACCCAGAAGGGCCAGTAAAAAGAAATACCTTTGATTTGTTTTCCTGTGAGAGTACCGAATTCAGACTTTCTATAACCCCCTCACTTCCGATAAATTCTTTGAAATTCTTGGGTCTGTAACGGATCTGTAATGGTTCGTTATTCATCTTTTACCCCCTATTTATTTATATTCAAGGACATTAGTCAACCGGGATAACAAGGATGAGTAAAACTATCAATTTCAAGTAAAATTGCCTCCAATTCAATTGATCCTATGATCCCCAAACAACCATTTGTCTCTTTATTAAATACAGAAACTTCCCAAATTGCCCAAATTTCATTATAATATAATTCAAATCTCCATCCATTTGTAAAACAAATTTCTCTAAGTTTATTCCCAAATTCCTGAAATTTCATAGTTTACCTACTATTTTAAATCTAATGCAGAGCTTTTATTAATTTGAATAATCTTCTGTATTTTCATTCTTTCCTTCTTTATCTCTCGATATCTTATATAAGCTTCACTTTTTGGTTGGGTCTGCCCTAATCCCTTACACCAATAATCATTCCTTAAAAGCACCTTACACATTCTACGCCATGACGGAACCCAACATTTATTCTCTAATTCTAAAGGGGATTCATCAGGAATTATTGGGTACCCTCGCTGATGCCAACCATAAATAAACTTCTTAAATCTATATACATAATGATCTCTTGTCTTTTTAGGCATAGTCTGAAGAAGCAAATTACAAAAACTCCTCCAAGTATGATTCTCTGGTTTTGTTATATGATGGTACCCTGTTATGTTTCCATTTTCTCTTACATATAATGCGCCAGTATTAGCTCCATTTACCCTAACTATTAGCTTAAACCACGTTTCAGGCTCAAGAATATGATACAACCACAAACCTCTTCTTTGATCATCTCCAAAGGGTTGACAAAGGCGTTGCTGACTAATCTTTACCCCAGCCATAGCCATTCTATCATAAATTTTATTATGAGATTTTTCTGGATATTTTGAATGATATCTCCAAATATCTTCAGTCTTCCAATCATAAATAGGATAAATATTATAACAATTATCAACAATTTTAGTGGTCCACCTATATTTATTAAATAACAATCCTTTCTTCTCCCAAGTTGCTATTGCACAATATCGATGTAGACTTTCATCTGCCCGAATACCCACAAATCCAGCAGTTAACTTACCTTGTCCATACCACTCACTAAACAAGATTATAAATTCCTCAAACTCCATCTCTGATACAAAAAAAGGGTAATCCTTATCAGTTTTTGCCTGAAGTGGTTTTTCTCGAACCCATATAGCCTTCTTGTCTTTATCCCAACAAATCCACCTTGGTTCATAATTGGTAACAGCGTTTCTAAGTAACATTGGAACACATATCCAATGAGGATCAATATGTTCTCTATATTCATTAAAAACTCGTTCCACATTATTTACTGTCTCAGTATATTGAGCTTCAAAATCTATAAACATAAGGCCTACTTTTTTCTTTCTTTTTATAGCCTCATCCATCACCAAATGAACCATAACTGTACTATCTTTCCCTCCAGAAAAAGCGCAATACACCCTCTCAAAATTATCAAAAACAATCTTGATCCTATTCCTGGCAGCCGTTAACACATCTACATCTCTATATTTTTTTATAGCCATAATACTCCTTAATAAAGATCCATCTGTCTATCCTGTCCACCTAATGCCCCTTCCAATGATACCTCATTTCTTCCATTTGCCTTAAGCCATTTATTTAGGTATATAAGAGCTTTTTCATTGGCATTTCTTTGCTCCTTTTCTGACATAAGATTAAACCCATTACGAAATACCTCTGGTATTCCCATATCATAACATACTGAAGCTTGCCCAAGATATGCTATTCTATTCATTGCTTTATTAGTTAAATAATGCTCACAAGAAAATTTCCATTCTTTTATTACCTGCCTTAATGCTTTTCTAAATCTAGGAATATCTTTAAGAAAATCACAATAAGCCTGTTCACATTCTTCTCTAGTCATTCCTTCTTTTGTAGTATTATAAAGTCCAGCTTTATAACACTCCCATTTATCCCATTTATGAAATACTCTATCTTCGTCATTGGTATTAACAGTTCGGAAATCCCCTACCTCATCACCAAAGGTCTCTTTATCATCTGACAAAGGAACAAAATCAGAATCATAAGTCTCTCCTTCTACATCCCAAGACTTTGAAAATTCTTGATCTTCAAATAACCCAGAAAGCCCACTGATTTGGCAAAGTCGTAAAATTTCATCCTCTTCCATACCCAATTCCCTAGCTATTCTTGCATTAGCCCAATTCCTACCTTTAAGTTCTATCACAATATCTGACATACCTTCTACTGTATGCTTTCCCCTTGCTCTATTATGTCTAATAGTAGATGCAATCCTATTCCCTCTATCTTCCTTATCAACATTAATTATAGATAAAGGTAAATATCCTTGTATTCTTTTATTTATCACTCTACATTCTCTACCTACTCTATTACGATGAAACCCATCCACCACCTCATAACAATCTTCATTCTTCCATGCCACAATAGGTTGGGTATATCCATCCTCTAAAATAGATTGTTCAAGTAATTTCATTTCTGGGGGGGCTACCACGTTTGGATTATAATCATTAGCTTGTACATCATCCAAGGGCACCCATTGAACACAATCAACTGGTTCAGACTGAAAAGGACTATACAAATGTAATATCCGATGTAATTTATTAAGAACCTCAACACTATCTTTTTTATCCAATAAAGGCATATACTTTAATAACACTTTGTCCACTATCTTCGGAATAATTATCTTTTCCTGCGCCTCCTTCCTACTCCTATTAATCTGAATCAATTTAATTTTTTTACTAACCATTTTTCCTTTATCTTGCACATCCAAAATATGTCTCTTCATTTTTCTCCTTACATTATGTTTTCACACAATACCCTTTTTATAATACCAAGATTCATCTATCTCTGTTGCCTCAAAATCGACTGATAATGGAACAATTATCCAATCATGTTCTTTTCTTATCCTCTCACAACTAATATAATTTGTTACCTCAATAACATGTTCCTGCTCTGAAGGATCTAAATCATAGATAATCTCATCATGAATCTGTCCCATTATCTTGGTCTTCCAATTCTCTTCTTTTCTGATTTTATTTATTTCAATCAAGGACCAAAGTAAGCAATGAAAAGCAGTTCCTTGAATAGGGGTATTTACGATCTCCTTTGGTGACAAATATCCTTCTCTTCTAAAACCAAAAGGCATATCAACATACCCTTTTCTCCGATACCTCCTCTCAGCTTTTTCTTTCCACTCAGCAAATACATTATACTTCTCCCAAAAAGCATCCTCAACTTTCCTTAGGTGTTCTTCAAAATCAACGTAACTACTAATACCAACATTTCTAAGATGTCTACGAATAGTTATTTCATCACCTGTTTTCAAATCAATACATTCTTTCCACAAATTTTCAGCGCATTTTTTATAATATGACCCATAAAACTCAGGAAAAATAAAACCATTCTTTGCATAAAATCGAATATCCTTTGTTACTTTGCTGCTTTCTAATAAAAATATTTCAACTGCTTGGTCTCTATGCATATCAGTTAACGGGTCAGATACATAGTCTACCAAAACAGGATCTTTTGTGATACAAGCCGCCCCTGCTACTTCTATCCCTTTATAATCACCACATAAGATTTTATTTCCAGGAGAAGGAATAACACCAGATCTCACCGACTTTTTTGCTTCTTCATCCCGGATGGGAATGTTCTGAAAGTTCGGTCTGGAGCTACTTGAGCGATAGGTAACAGGGATATGTAGATCAAAGAAAGGATGTATCTTACCATCAACCACCTCTCTTTGAAACTGAGCCAAATAAGTATCTCTAATCTTCAACAATTTTCTATATTTTAATAAATTCTTTACGAAAGGAATAGTCATCTTTTCAAGAGCTTTCTGATCGACTGACTCCATTTCTGTTTTTGTTTTCTTAACTGATTTTAACTTCAGGAGTTTGAAAAATAGAAATCGCAAATCCTTAGGTGATCCTAACCCAATTCTTTCTTCTTTCTTCTCATAAAAAAGTTTTGCTTCCTCGCTATTATATAATTTCTGCTCTAACTTATTAATCCTTTCCGTTAATCGTTTATGCTCATTCTCATAATATTCTTCATTAATCGGAATTCCTTCAGACTGCATCTCACAGAAAACTTTCAATCCTTCGTGAAAGAACGCATAAGCATTGCCTAATTTATTTTTAACCGATAAAGTATTGCTTAACCTCATCTGCTTAGTCTGAGATACCCACAATCTATATGTCAATAACACATCCATCCCAACATACAAACACAACTTATATAATGGGGCATCTTGAATCTTATTGAATTCAGTAGAACTAACAAGAAAATGTTTTATCTCACTATCATATTCTCCAACACCCCATCGTACATACGATTGGTATTTTAATCCCGTTGCTCCATGTCTTCCATCAAGAACATGGCTCGCTACCATAGTGCACCAAATCCAACCTTCAGGTACCACATTAAAAATAACTCTTGACCAAGAATCTTCAAACTTCAAATTCTGAGCTATTTTAAATATCCTGGGATCTTTTAAAATCCTTCTCCACTTACCAATGAATTCTCTACTATTCAAAACAGGAAAAGAATAAGCTTCAGTCTCACTCAATGCCACCCCAATCGTTCTTATAAAATTACCTTCTCTATAAGGTTTCAAACTGCTCGTTTCATAATCAAAAGAAATAATTGGATGGGTGTCTATAATTCTATCTAACAAATCTATAATCTGATCTTTTTCAGTAAGAATTTTTACATATTTCTCTTCCTCATCAAATACAGGTCTCTCTCTTTTCAAACAAGAAACAGCCCACTTTAAATCCCTTTCAAAAACACTTCGAAGATTCTTATCTCTAGATTTACGCAATATATAAGAAGGGTGAAACATTGGAATAACCCAAGCATTTGTTTTTCTATCTGGTATACATCTATGTCTCCATAATGTTATCCCTAAATCTTTAAATCTACTCATATAAAAAGATTCAACGGCTGCTCCACCCATCAACCAAATAAACTTTGGTTTGAGCTTCTCAATAGCTTCATCAATTTTAGGTTTACAGCATTTCAATTCTTTCTTAGTAGGTTTTCGATTGTCAGGAGGCCGGCAATTCACAGCATTTAATTTCCAACAATCATAATCTATATCAACTCCTAACGGATCAAGAGACTCTCTAACCAACCTGCCTGCTTTACCTATTAACTGAGTTGGTACTTCGTAACCTAAATTTTCCCAATCTTCATCCTCTTCTTTTCCTGGGGCTTCCGCTATAATCAATATCTCCTTATCCCCTGTTCCGGTATATTCCATTTTGGGAGATATGCAAGTTTTATAAAGACCACAGGTTTCACAAGGGTCTGACTTATCAACCTTAGATTTCTTGGTTGGCTTGTCTTCTTCAGTAAAGAAAAAACCTTTCAAAATCTAACTCCTTTACTCAATGCAATTTCTTTTTTCATTCCTTAAACCCTCATCGGTATAATTAAACCCAGAAAACCCTCATCTTGTTCCCCGGTAATCAGGTATGGGCTCGTTTGATCTTTAATATTTAAAAAGATTATATCGCTGTCCATCGTCTGAAGTGCGTCTATGAAATACTTAGGATTAAAAACCATCTCTATTGGTTTGCCGTCGTATTTAATTTCTATTTTTTCCTCCACATCACCTAAATCAGGGTTCACAGACGCCATCTCTAAATAATCTGTTCCCGTCGTTAATTTTACCCCTTGGTATAATTCAGTAGAATTTAGATTACACCTTTTCATGACATCAAGCAGAGACTTTCTATTAACAATTGCTAAATTAGAATTTTTATCTTCTGGGATTGCCACCATATAATCAGGAAATTTCCCATCAAATAAACGTATCAGCATCAAGGCCGTTCCCTTTTTAATAACAAGATTGTCATTACCTAATCCCCAAAGAAACGATGGCTTTTTTATTCTGCAACAACCCAAATCCTTTAGATTGATTCTTTTTCTGTTTGCCATCCTTTAATAAAATCTTATTTAATTCCATCAATCCCTTTTTAGGAATCAATATGCCCTTTTCCAACACCAAACCTTTATTATTAAAAATCTTTTTATCAACCAATGAGAGCCTATGGCCGTCTGTAGCAATCATTCTTAAAAAATCCTCTTTGTCTTTATTTACTATTTCCATAAGGATATTTTGTAGGTTTTTCCACCCCCCTTCTGTGGAAACAAAAGGGGATGTCTTCCTAATCATCTCGGACAATATTGATTCATCCATTTCCACCATTTTCATATCTTTAGATTCTGGGGGAATAGGAAAATCATCAGCAAGATAACCTGCAAACTTAAACTTACTAGAACCGCCAGAGATTTCTACCCAATTAGTTTCTTTTTCACTTACCTTGATTATAGGGGAAGACAATTCTCGAACAAAATTAAATAGAGTTTGAATTGGTATTGCTATACTTCCAGATTCCATTATTCTTGCAGGAAGGAAATCTTGAAACCATATCTCCAAATCAGTAGTAATTACTTCAATCCCATTTTCCTTTGCTGTAAAAAGGGCTGATGTCAATATAGGAATATAGCTTTTTCTATTTACTATACCTTTTACAGTAGAAAGAAATTTCAAAAGAATCTTTCTATCAATTTCTATATTCATTAAACTTTCTTTTTTTACCTTTTCCTCTTTTACTTCTTCAGTCATAATCTATATGCCCTCCCTTTCCTTAATCTATAGGCAATGCTAATACATGTTTAAAATTACCAGATTTAAACAAAGCTTTCCCCTTTGTCAAACGTGCTGAAGTTATATTATTAAGAATCTCAGAAAAGAAAATTGGATTTATATTAAAAGTAATAGGTTTTCTTTTAAATTTAATTGGCACCTTTTTCTTTACCCAACCATGTTTACTTTCCCCTGTGCAAAGAATAGCATCTTCCTGAAAAGATACAGTTATCTTTTTATCAATATGTTCCCCCGCAGCAAAAAAAGTAACAGCCTCTACCGCACCTTTAAGCTCTTTTGGCATCCTCAAACGGGAACCTCCCTCCAATTCAAAATAAGGGTCACAATCAGGGTATGTTTCTTTTACCACCCGTGAACTAAAAATAACATTATCAGATGTCTTAAAATGAACCCATGAATCAATAAGACAATATTCCTTAATATCAAATTTAGTAAGCTCTTTTGCAGAACTAAGAGGGAAAAGAATAGAAGTATTAATCCCTTCAAGTTCGTACATACTTATCCTATAATTATCAGAAGAAAGAATTTTCCCATTCCCTATATAAACACAAGTTAAAACACCTTGAGAAATATCTTTAGATGCTGAAAAAATGCACAAAGAAATAGCCTTAACAAACTCCTCAGGAAGTATTTTCCATTTCATTTTTACATCGATAATGGAGCCTATCGACTTTAAAATATCAGATTCCTCAAAGAATATATTCAATTTAGCTTTTGTTTTATTTGTTTTTAAAAATAAAGATTCACCATCTAGATTAATATCTATTGATTCTTCTTCTATCCCTTTAAGTATCCTATAAAATTCATCCGCTGGAATAGCACAGGCAAAATCAGTAACAAATGGATACCTTATACAGAGTTGCTCATTATAAGTTACAATATCATTGCCTGTAAAAATGAACCCTGGTATTTGTTCTTGCAAATTTTTCTTTCCAATTGCCGGGATAACAGCCTCAAGTGCCTCAATAAGTTTATCTTTGTTTATTTTCATAAATTTAATCTCCCATTATTATATATATAAAAAACTACTCTCCCCATCTCTCTTCTCTACCATCCCTTAAACCAGGAACTAATCCAAACCCTTTTGGCTTTTCTTTTCTATGATCATAACTCTTAAATGACACGCCAAAAATATTTGCACTTCCCCTCCAATATCTACTAAATCTTTTCAACTCATAATCAGTCCATCCTTTATCTTTTGCAACAAATATATCTTTTTCCAAACAATCAAGAGACTGAAATCGCATCGCATAAACATCAATCTGCAAAGATCTGAGTAGAGTTACCCTGTATAATGCTTCTTTTGGTGTTTCTTTAAAACCACAAAGAACGTAACACCCTATATCATTCAATCCTTTTTTTCTTGCCAAATTGATCGCATCAACAACATACTTTTCATCCGATAACTTATCAAAGGCAAACCTAACTTTTACATGCTTTAATTCAGATAGTCTATCGGCTATCCTTGGTGTAAGAAGTTTTGCTTCAAGCCCTTGATTAAAATCCACATAGGAAAATACTTTCAACTTATCTATAACATTATCAAAATGCTTTCTACTGGAGGCAAGAAAATTATTATCACAAACAATCGGACGAGGTATAAAATCAGAGAGTTCTCTAAAAGCTCCTTCAATTTTAGGGACTGCACAAAATGAACATTTATTTATGCATCCTCTTGTTGTAAATGTAGCAAAAGGATTATGATAAATGACAGGTTCAAAAGGATATGCATTGTCTTTAACTTCTGCAATCCCTTCAAATTTATCTCTTAATAGCATAGCCCCTGGCCCACCTACTATTACTTTCTTTTTACTTTCTTTAATCATGTAAAGAGCTTCATTGACAAGCCAAGTAAAAGGCACTGATAAATATAACCTATTATCAGCTTGCCATGAAGCTATTCCTTTTTTCCATTGTTTCATCTTATCTCACTTCACAAGAGTATAAATACCTTCTTTATCAACCCTTACAACTTTCAAGATCAATAAGGAAGGAAGAACATAACCTAACAAAGCCTTAGCAACTTGAGGATTATCTGAACCTCCATTTTTAATATAAAGCTTATTAGCCTGTTTTATAAGTTCCTTTTTATTACCACCTTTGCTAAAAGAAGCAATCAGGGCATCAGATCGGGTATACTTTGTTGTTTTCTCTTCTTTCTTTATTAATTTCTCAGGTTCCTTTTCTGTTTTCTTTTTTTCCTTTTTTTTACCTTTTGGTTTTTCCACCTTTTTCTGTTTTTCTACTTCCTCATCAACTTCACTTTCCTCTTCCATTACCTCTTCCTCCTCAACTACCTCTTCTTCAACCTCTTCTACCTCCTCTGCCCCCTCTTCAACTTCTATTTCTTCAACCTCTTCTACCTCCTCTTTCCCTTCAACCTCTTCTACCTCCTCTTTCCCTTCAACCTCTTCTTCCTCTACTTCCTCCTCAACTTCCTCCGACGCTTCATCAGAAATAAGATCATTGTACATCAAAATAACCTTTTCTGGAAGTTTGGTGGCTTTATCTTCATCCAGGGATTCCACGGCCTCAACTAATTCATCCATCATGTCATCTGTGGTTTTACCTTTTATGACAACAGCTTTCTCTACTAATTTAGCTCCATTCAAAGAAGCAATTGCCTCCCTCAATTTTTTTACATCTACATCGTTTGCATCTTTCATTTTCTATACTCTCCTTTTAAAATTAATGTTTTACTTTTCTTCTACTAAATTCAAAACCTTATGTAATTGTACGTTTAAAATAGCATCATACGCCTCCTCTCTCATTAGCCAGTTAATTAATGTATTTGCATCCATAACACCATGCATCGGTGAGAATGCGAACTTTGCCTGATAAGACTCTTTACTTTGCAAAATCTTTTTTATTGCTATAGCTTCATTAAAATCTTCCCTATCCTGAATTACAAACTTAATAAAATCAGTTGATTTGAGTCCTTCAAATATATCTATATTCATTTTATGAGATTCTCCAGAACTAGGTAACTTCCAATCTACCACCCAACTTCCAACACCATACCCATATAAAGGAAATGAGCCGTTCGTTTCAATAGATATTTCATAAGCATCTTTCCACAATAATCTTGTTAATTCGAATAATGCGTCTTGTTGCAATAGGGGCTCTCCTCCGGTAATTGTAATCTTTCTGATTCCTATTGTTTTTACCTTTTCCATAACTTCAGCAGGAGTCATTTCTGTCCCTGAATTTATATCTAACGCATACTTGGTGTCGCAGTAGGAGCACCGACAATTACAACCAGAAAATCTTATGAATGTAGTTAATCTACCTTGGTGGTATAAATCAACTTCTCCTGATATTGATGGGAAAATGCTGTATATTTTCATGGTTTTCTACTCCTCCACCTATTCCAACCCACATACGATAAATCAATGAATACATAACCACCAATCCAAATCAAAAAGAAACAACACCAAGACAATGAATCTAACCAATTCAATAAATTAATCATCTTTCCTCCATTCTGCATAAGAAGTAGAAGTTTCATATACTCTAATTCTAACAAGACCGCCACCAAAGAAGTCTATTAAGCTATCTCTAATCCATAAAGCCATATTCTCCGCTGTTGGTATAGGAATTACATCATTCAAATAAGTATGATCAAGTTTATCAATCACTTCTTTGTTAACTATGCCCTTCAAGTCACCAAAGTCCAAAATCATTCCATCATAATCGCTCATAAAATCAAGTGGCGACTCAGTTATTTCAATTTCAAGTTGGCAATTATGGCCATGGGTGTTTTTACATTTTCCTTTGTGGTTTGGTAAAGAATGAGCGTATGCAAATTCAAATATTTTAGTTATTGATAACATTAGTTAGTCCTTTTTTTAAATGTGCTGGCAGGCAGGAATCGAACCTGCAAGTGCACGATATTTAAACACGCCCATACGGGTCGTCAACTTGCGACGCCACATGGTAAGGATTCCAGTACCAGGATCTTTCGGCATAAGCCTACTCCCCATCGCCCGATGCGACTTACCAATTCCGCCACTGCCGGCATTTATACTATCGATCGTAAATCTTCTGACCAATTCTTGACCTAATCGATCCAAAAGTTCTATGATGCCTTCTTGCTATAGCTTGTATAAGTTGAGCCCATTCTTCTCCAAGAGAAATATCCTCCTTAGAAGTCCATCCTTGTCCAGCATTATCTGTAGGCCAGTTATGAGGCCTAGTATAACTACTCTCTTTCACTGCTTTATTAATTCCCTCCTCAATCATCGTTTTAGCAACATCAGCAGTTACAAATTGATAATCGTACAAAACATCCCTTACTATTGCTTTAATAACCCCTGCCAGATTTTCACCTCTTCTCTGCAATTCCTCATCCATCTTCTTCCTCCTCTCGTTAAAAGTCATTAACCTACTCCTCCTTCAATCCTGTATAACCCTCATAAATCGAATGATACTCAGGGTTTCCTCTAACAACATCCCCAAACCTATTTGTAAAACCAAATCCAGGCAATAAAGATAACTTTTCAAAAGACAATTGATTGTTAAAAATCCAACCTAAAATCACCACTTTGCTTTTCTCATTTACACTCGAATTGAAATACTTCACCAAGTTTGAAAAACGAGCAGATACCCCAGTCTTGTAAAAAGTCTCCTGTACCATCCCGAAAAGATCTTCAACTAATTTCACCAAAGCTTCTCTTGACCACAAACCAATGTCCTCCATAAATATTCCTAATAAATACGAGAACAATGCTTCTGACTTCAACTTCTTACTATTCTTTTCTACGAGATCTAAATTAATTTGCATCTTCTCCTCCTTCTTTGTGGTTTCTATTTTTTATTATCTTGAGTATATAATAAAAAAAGGCTGAGTTTTACAACTAAATTTAATTTTTTTTGAGTTAATTATAACTACTTGGAATCATTAGAATCTTTCTTTGGTTCCTTGTTTATTATCAATTCACTATCTAAATTAGGTTGTCCTAATGAAAGTTGTTGAAGCACCACTACCTGCTTGCTTTCATCAAAATCTTTATCTCTGTGAGCAGCTAATCCAATCCTCATAACTCCCCGTCTTTTCTCCTCTGCTGTTTGACTTAAAGGAATCATAACATCCACATGAGCCATCTTCCTAATATCCTCCGCTACATCAGTAGACCTCACATTTTTCTTATCTGCCGAACCTCTTGTAGATTGACTTGCAGTGGCCAAAAGACAATGTCTCTCTTCAGTCATACCTCCAAGAGTTTTCCAAGTATCATCAATTCTATCCCTTCTTTCTACTAACCTGGAATCTTCTGGAGCGAGGATGTCAGCATAATCAATAACAATCACATCAGGAATAAAATTATCTGTATATTCCAATAAATCTAAATCTCTTTTTATATCTCCTGTATTGGCAGAAAATCTTGGGTAGGATATAACTCTCAAATTATCCCCATACATAGTTTTAAAACCTTCCAACGTTTTGATAGTACCCCGAACAGAAGCTCTTCTCTTTGAATACAACTCAAACCAAGTAGCAGATTTATAAAGCTCAGGTATTTTTCCTCGGCAATAAGTACAAGGTTTGTACTTCATTCCTGCTTTGAAGGGGGGACTCTTGCCTTCACTATCAAAAAGAGGAACCGATCCTACTCGATTACGACTTGTGCAAGAACCATTTTGATTACTAAAACAATCAAAACATGGAAATATAAAACTACCACTTGTATCACCTTTACCTGTTATCTCTTTATACATCCTTCTTATTACTCTTTTGTACCCCATTTCAAGTGAAATAAAAACAACCTTCCATCTAGATAACAGGGCCTGAATTGCTAACTCCTGCAACCACCACGTCTTCCCGCGCTTGAACGGCGCTAGGAAAGATACAAACCACCCTCTGTCAAAGTCTCCTACCAACTCTCCTAATTTACCAGGAAACTTCACTAAATGATCTCCTTCTTCATCAAATATCTTACGAACAATTTTTGGAGAAAAAGGATTGACCCAAGAAGAAGTCACTTTGGCTACCTTACGATAACTCTGCATCTGCTCTTCTGCTTTATCTACTTTTCCAGCATCAAGTAATGTCTTGATATTTTCCGAAACTGCTCTCAGGGCTCTTTTATTAAGATATTCCAAGGAGCTGTCAAGAACATACTCAACATTGAATTTCTCAGTTTCTTCATAGTTCTTGGATAGGTTTGTTAGGAAAGTTTCTATTACATCTGCTTCTGCTTTATCAATGTCAGATCTCTCGGCTTTAAATATATCCTGAATATGTTTTCCAGGAGAAGTACCATAGGTTTTGTAATAATCTTTTATCCACGTGATTATTCTTTTACCATACGAAATCTGAAAATATGCTTGATCTAAAATTGGGAAAACATCTTTGCAAAACTTTGTGGAAACTATTAATGCAGTTATTATTTTTAACTCAATTTCTGTATCTGCTGGGTGTCTTCTGAAATTAGACATTATTTTCCTTTCTAATGAATTCACTCATAATATTTAGAAATACTTGTATTACCACGATTCGAGTATTTTCCAGAACGTGTCACTGAATCTGCTTTATATGGTATCTTAAATAAAATATCAAGCTTCCGAAGTTCCTCCCGAATACGTCTAACATCCTCCTTATCAGCGGCCTACAGGGTTGGCTGCGTTGGTGGTTATGCGTTTATCGTAATTTAATGCCAAGTGCTGACGCCATTTCTTCCATAGTGCTTGCTTGTTCAAATTTTTTGTGCTGTGCCTTTATTAATTCACGTTTATCCTCTCGTTCAATATATTTAGCCCTGCGTTTTGCCTTCTTGCTTGGATAAAATTTATTCATTTTCACCTCACACATAACAACATTATTAACCAGATTTACTGTCAGATGCATTATTAGTAATATTTATATATCTTATTCTCCCAGCTAAAGAAAATAGGAATTGCGGCGTATTCCTCTGATTTCTTTTTACCCCAAGGTTATCAAGTTCTTTGTGGGCTCTCTCTATATCTCCTAATGCTATTCTAGCCTTAGTTGATTCTTCCATATAATCACGTTCTATTTCACGTGAAATAGACAAAGGTACTACCTTCTCCTTTTTCGTAACATACCTACTACAGAAAGCGTTATAATCTGATATTGGTGTCATTGTGTCTCCTTTCACCCCTCACTCACTTGCGGGGGGTTTACTTTGGGTCGGTTTCAGCGGTTGTTGGGAGGCCTTTGATAAAGGGCACCAATCAGGTATTGTTAAAATATCTTCTACTAGCCTTCCATTAGGTAAATCAATAGCAGAACAGTTGCGCCTACAATCACCCACGGTGCCCCCCAAGGCAGGAACAAAAAAATGGTAATGGGGACATCCCCTACAACATGTAATCTCAATAATTCTCTTTTCCATAAAGTCCTCCTAACAACATTATTAACCAGAATTATTTCTGTATAATAACATTTCCCTTATTTTAGATCTTTTTCCATCCTTGCTTTGTTACCTGATATTTCGTGCCGTCTGACATTTCAACGATGTTGCCTTCTTTGTGAATTTTGGTAGTGACAGGTTGATCGACTTTGCGCGGAAACAACTTAAATTCTTCCTGTTTCTCTTCGGTAAGATTGTCAAACAAAGCTTTTCTTTCATCAGAAACAATCATTGTGTCACCAAAGAGATCTTTCATTTTAGCCAGTGATTTTTCATTCATTGGTCCATCGAATTGCATACTCATCTTCCCCCTCCTTTCATGGGGTGTCCTTTTTAAATTTTGTGCATTTGGGTTGCCCATCATCGCCATACTGCCATTCGCACGGATATCCTGGATCATCAATATCAAGTGCCATTGTTCTACCTATTATATGACATAATTTTGTTTCTCCATTATCATGTATGCACTGGTCACAAAAAGAGGTCATGAAGATTTCGCCCTCTGTGCCATTTGAAGGGCGGTATTTCTTAATAGGGTTACTATCCTTTATTTTTGCTATTAACTTATCTAATTGCCCTGGACGTAAGCTGTCAGAAGCACAAACATATTTTGTACCCATCACTCCCTCCTTTCTTTTTAAACTTCGTCCCAACTTGCTAACTTGGCTTCTGGAATTTCTTCCTGGATAGAAACAAGCATTTCTTTGATACCAAGCTCAGTATTACTACTAATCCAAAAATCCTTTAAAACAGAATCTTCTGGATAACTATCAAAAGACTCCTTCAAGACTTTTTCACTTCTTTCTGTATGAAAAGGTAAATTTAACAAAAAATCAAAACTAGCCTGCTGCTTTTCCAACTCTTCTTGATTACCTTTTATATAACAAGTTATTCTATACTTTTTCATCCACCTTCTCCTTTCTAATCATTTAAAGGTTCCTCAATCATAGCTTGCTGATATAAATATGCTGGTAATGTTTTCCAATATAAAGACTCTTGTGAAAACCATCCAGGAGTAACTCTCGATAAATCTTCATTCAATTGTTTATCCAACGCTGCAAAAACATATCTGACAAGATGAACTGGATATTGCCTTTCAAGAGGTTCAAGAAGAATTTTATCTCCATTCTTTTTGAAGAAGTCTGTTAACATCTTTCCCGCTTTTCTAAAACAATTCTCCTCCCTACTTGTAAACCCATTTGAATGTGAGTTACCTAGAACTTTCTGAACATACTGGGCTTTGAACTCTTTGGTAAGTTCTGGATGAATATCAGTTACAGGAGGATCTTTAAGAGGTAATGGTGGATTTAAGTAAAAGAGTAATAAAGCTTTATTTCCAATAGAACGAGGATTGTAAATAAAATCAACTAATGATAATCCTTTCAAGTAGGTTTTATTTTGGGGTTCGTACGAAGGATTGGTTGTAGCAATTTTGAAATGTCCTATTGCCAATTTAATCTGTTCGGAAGTAATCTTCTTATCTTTATACTCATTTACTTCGAACCTACCTCTAATAAGTTGTTTAGCCCGTTTAACTATATCTTTGTAAACATTAGTGGAAGGATTCTTATGTTGTCGTAAACCTGAATTATTCCAATAGTCAATAATATCCTGAATAGTAGCAGGAACTGTAATGGGTTTGGTTTCCTTCTTCTTTGGTATAAGGGAATGATTATCTTTAAGTTTAGAACGAATTCTTTTTGCTTTGCTTCTTTTTAGTAAGGATGGTTTATTATGAAATGATTTATCAAAGGAGGAGGGCAGTTCAGGCGAAGCCTGTACTTCTAAAACTTTAGTTTTAGAAGAATAATCTCTATCTAATAAACTCTTATTAATATACTCATTGATTTCATTAGGCTGCTTAATAGAATTCATAAGGCAGCCTTTTAGCTTTTCAGAAATATCGGAGGCTATTCTCAACGTTCTTTTTCTCCCATCAAAGCTCTCCAATTCTACTAATCCCAAACTTATAAGTTTATTGATAGCTTTACTTATGGTAGATTCTCCAATATTAAGAAAATTAGCAAAATATTTGTTGGAAGCAAAACATCCTTTTTTCTTAGTTAGACTTTCTATTTCTACATATAAAACTTTCTCGTACCAATTAAGTCCTGTAGCTAGATAAATTTCTTTCCTAATCCATACTCCTGTAAAACCCCTTTCTTTTTTCCCCGGGTTCATTTCTTCTTTTATTTCTTGTTCCATAAACACCTCCTTCTATACTAAAATTACTTTTATCCTTTGATTACTCCTAATGGATAGAGTTTTACCAATGGTTTAATAAGATCAAGTTGGGATTCAACCACGTAATCAATATCTTTATATGCCTGTGGCGCTTCTCCAAGGTCTATATTTCCTTTTCGATCTTGTCCCCATCCATCAAACACAACACCACCCATAGCTTTATCACATTCCACTTTATTCAATCGTCTAGAAGCATCTTTTCTGCCCATTGTTCTTCCGGCTCCGTGTGAACAAGAATTAAATGATTCAGGATTACCCAAACCCTCAACAATATAAGATGGAGTTCCCATACTGCCGGGAATAATTCCAAGCTCTCCCTTCCTGGCTCTCGTGGCCCCTTTCCTGTGAATAAGAACATTTTTGCCAAAATGATTTTCCCACGCAGCATAGTTGTGATGAATGTTAATTTCTTTTTGAAAATCACTGGAATTAAGAATTGTACTAACAGCCCCCTTTAAATGCCCCATAATTAAAGTTCTATTCATTTTGGCAAAACTTAACGCAAAAGTCATTGCTTCAATATAATCTTTTGCCTGTTGATCTTCTATTGGGAGAAAGGCCAACTCCTTATCTGGAATATTTGAATGCCATCGCTCACAAAATTTTATGGCAAGATCATTATAATGTTTTGCTATTTTGTACCCAATATTTCTTGAACCGGAGTGAACCATTAACCAGACATAATCATCATTTCCTTTTTGAATTTCAATAAAGTGATTTCCCCCGCCAAGCGTCCCTATCTGTTTTCTTGCGGATTCTATTTGGTTTTGTAGTATTGGTAAATCTGGAGCATCATCAAACCCATCCCAGTCATAATCTTCTTCGTTATGATTAAAACCTACCGGTACAGATTTCCTTACTAATTCAATGATTAATTTAATTTTATCTTTTGGAAGATGCAGAATATTTGTTTGCACCGCGCACATCCCGCATCCAATATCTACACCAACAGCATTTGGGATAACAGCTCTATTACACGCTATAACACCCCCTATTGGCATCCCATACCCCTGGTGACAATCCGGCATTAAAGCCACATGTTTAAATATAACAGGATGCCTAGCAAGATTCTCTGCTTGTTTCATTGCTCCATCTTCGATTGGTTCACACCATGATTTTATTGGAATACGTTGATTACTTTCATACTTTACCCATTTCATACTGTTACCTCCTTAAAAACACAAAAAGAGTTTGTTTTGGAAAACTCCCTAGCCAAAGATAGATTTTTTAGTCCTGTCTCGACCCGGCCCCCCAGGCATCAAACAGACAACCAGGGAGTCTTCTAAAACAAACTCTTTCAAAATTCTATCTTTTGATTTGTTCATAACTTCTTTCTTCACATGGGGGCTCTCAATATTTTTATAATTATAAAATATTTTTAAAAAGAAATAAAGAAAAAAATTTATTCTCCCTCTTTTTCATCCTTTTCTACTTCTTCCCGCAAGAGTTTCAATATCAAATCCTTAATAGTAATCTTTCGTTTCGACACAAGCATGCTCACTTTGTACCACAACTCTGGATCATAATGTGGTAGTAAATATGTATTACTCATTCCTTATTCCTCCTTTCTATTTAAAAAGTATTGATCCTTTACGAATAACTGGATTGAATAGATCTAACTTGACCTTACCCAATCCTTTACACTTATAACAATCTTTGAATCCTGTTCTAGTAATTCTTCCAGTCCCATCACATTTTCTACATGTAACTACCTTAAAAATTCCAGTCCCTTTGCATTTATAACAATCAACCACCCTACCGTTTCTCTGTTTGAATTTCCCAGTTCCTTTACAAACTCGACACCCCAAAGTTTTCTTCCCAGAGGATCTTTGTTTACCAAGAAATGCCCCCCAAAATCCCTTGATCTCTGGCCCAAGGTCACATTCGTCGCATTTAGCAAAATGAAGTCCATAAGGATCAAATATCTCTGTTTTCCCACTGCCGCCACATTCAGAGCAAGGTTCCCAAAAAGTAAACATATCCTCATTCTCTTCAAAGGATTTCATTGCCTGTTCTTTCTGCTCTTTCCCTATTCCAAAAGAGATGGCTAAATTCTTCAAGTGTTTGTAGGCGATTATAACCCCCTTAGCTTTCTCCTCAAGAGCAATATTCCCAGCAGTATCAGGATGACAGGATTTAATCATAGCTCGAAACTTATTAGACAACTCCTCAGGTGAAAAAGGATACTCTCCGATTCCTAAATGCTGCATTGCTTCTTCTGTTCTTGCTCCTATTTGTATTCTCATTATTCTACCTTTTTTAATGGTAATATTTCTGGATCAGGTTTATCTAATTCAAGAAGAACTTTATCGACATCCATGACTTGAACCGTCCTAAGAACAGATAAACACTTGCGAATTACCGATTTATTGAAATCATACCTATCCTTTTCCTCTGGATAAAAAAGCATTGCCCAAAAACTATTTGGAGACAAATCCATGACAAAATTCGAAAAATCGTGCTCTATTCGAATATATGATTGGGCTATTGATAGCAACAAATGAGCGATATCTTTAGAAGAACAATATTCCGGCTCTATTCCGTTTCTAATTGAAACAATTCTCTTCATGTCTTCAATAACATCTGTTTCCTTGTACCAACCTTTTGCATATAAATAAATATGTGAATCTGCATTCTTCATAACTATTCCTCCTTTTCTTTTAATGCTTCCAGACATTTATCAAATAAACAATTTACTGCCTTATCCCCACAAAACTCCCTCCATGGTTCCCCATATCTGTAACAATAAAGAATACAATCTTCCATGAAAAACCGATACTTACCATCTTCTAAAATAATCTCGTCCATTTTCAACCTCCCTTTGCAAGTTTTTTCATATAACCAACCAAACAAACAAAACCACAAAAAGCTAAATCAGTTGAAATTAAACGGTCAGCTTTACGAACTTTTCCAACTTTATCCACTCCTTTACTAATTATAATTTCATTTATCCCATACATTTTTATCCAACCAATCTTTTCTTCAGGATTGATTATATATTTACCACAATGGTCACAGTACCCTATACTCATCTCACTCCCCTTCTCTAAAAAGTTCTTGTTTTAATTCTTTAGCTAATTTATCACTCATATCTGCTGGATCTCCCTTTTCTAATTCAATCATCTCTGTTATAGGAACAAATCCAGATAACGCGTTTCTAAGTGCTTCTGCTCTCTTCATAGCTAAGGGTTCAGGATCAAATAAAACATAAGCTTCCTTTAAATTTTTAGCTCGTAACAAATTGATCTGAGCCCAAGTAAATTCAAGACCAAATGTACAAACTACCCCATCTCCTAATCGCCAAACATCAAAAGGGCCTTCCACAATAATCACTTTATCCTTAACAGAATCAATATTATACAAACATTCTTTTGCTGGTATTATCGATTCTTCAATCGAACAATGTTTGTATGCAGTATGGGCTTTCCCAGTTACATCTCTACTGGTAAAACATACAAGTTTCCTATCCATGTAAATTGGAATTATCAATCTAAATTTCCAATCTCCTAAATTGTAACAAGCTTTGATTTCGTATTTTTTTATCAAGTAATCAGGATCAAATCTTCTGTTTATTAAATACTTTCTATGTAAATCAGGTAGGGTATCTGTAGCCTCCTTTGGCAACATAATATGATTACTTCTTATCTGTATATCTTTTTTCAAATAATCGAAAGTCTTGTCCTGATATCTCTCAACAATGGTGTTGGCTTCTGCCCAGGAACATTCTTCAATTTCTCTGACTATCATTGTTGCCGGGCCTTTTACCCCACAAGACCAACAATGCAGAAGTTTGGAAGTTAAATTTATTCCAAGATGATTTGAAGGATCTGAGCACCAAAGGCAATTTATATTAACCCAACCTCTGGATACATTCTTTCCAGATTCAAAATATTCGACCCCTTTATCATCAAAATATTGAAGTATATCAAAGTTTTCTAAGGACATTTATTTACTCCAATAAATAAGCTTCTGAACATAAATCACATAAAACCCCAAAACCAGGAAAATCCCTAACTTCTACGCTCTCTGGTAAACCCCACCAAGTATTCTCTACTATTCTTAGTAACTTTGTATCTCTATTCGATCTCAGCACTTCAATATACTGCAAAATATCTACCGGAAAATTTTCTTTTAATATCTCCTTCACTTGTTGTAATCTTATTTTTTCTGGTACTGGAGCAGTTATAATAAAATTATCATTAAATTTCTTTCCTTTTCTAGGATGAAATCTGGAGATTAGTTTCCTTAAATTTTCCCAATTTTCATCAACTAATTCCCACCATTCTTCTTTCGTTTTAGGGTAAGACATGTTTATTCTCCTTTATCTCTATTTCGTTGTTTACAAAAGGTATCTCTGGCATACCACTGTACATATACTTACCAAAAATCTCCATCAGTTCCCACAGTTGAAATTTATATTTTTTACTTGGTAACATATGACAAAAGATTAATTTCTCTGGAGCTTTTTTATTTAATATTTGCTTTCCAAAATCCGTCAAATCAACTATAACCCTATCATTTATATTAAATTTCATTTTACTTCCTCTCCCTTCTTTCTTAAACCTCTTTCTTGTTTATAATCTTCCTCTATACATAATTGGGCATATCTAATTAAAACCTCTGTAGGTTCTATTTCCCATCCCACTACTTCCTGTTTTGCTTGTGCAAGTAATCTTTGGCCTATCCCCGCTGTTTTAGGGTAAGGTGCATCTGTCGGAAATAGATTTTTAATAATATCAATTGCTTTTTGTCTTTTCATTATTCACCTTCTTTCTTTTTAAGTTCTTCAAGAACAGCAAGAACAAAGTTTTCAAATGTCCCAAACTTTCGACCAATAAATATACCAGCCCATAAATAAAATATAACTGCCCCTATTGCAATTAAACATTCTATTATCTGTTGTATCATTTTACTTCTTCTCCTTTCTTTTGTTTAATCCTTCATGAATCCCATCGAAAGATCATCAGGCTGTTTTCCATATTCTTTAATACATTGATCAATCCATTCTTGTATTTCAGAAGGCCCCCCACTTGTAACAAGTCCATACCCTCTACCTTCTTTATTCCATCGCGGATCTTTGTCACTGTATAACCACCAACTACCCATTTTAGGTCCAAACATACTCATAATTATTCTCCTTTCTTTTGTTTAAAAAGGTTTCTCTTCTTAGCCCCATCCAAAATGGTTATTCCATTTAGATGATCAATTTCGTGTTGTATTACAAAAGAAGTTATATTCTTCCTCGGTTTGATTTCTATATAATCACCTTTCTGATCAAATCCCTCCACTACAATCACTCTGTCTCGTTTAATGTTCCTTCGTATGTTTGGAACACTCAAACAACCTTCTTGCTCTGAAACCATTTTCCCTTTAGTAAAAGTTATAACTGGATTAATAAGAACCTGCATATCATTGTTGTCATCACGAAAAGTAATAATCCTTTTACCAACATCAACCTGAGGAGCAGCTAATCCCATTCCTCTATCAAATAAGGTATCCAGCATATCTTCAATAAATTTCTGTTCTTTCTTTATATCAGATGGTTGAACTCTTACTGCTATTTCTAATAAAATTAATTTTGGATATTTAACTATGTTTAAAATTGTCATGATGAAATAATACCTCCTTTCTTTTCTAATGTTAAATCTGATACCTTACTTTTTCCAATCCTACCAAACAGAAGTCCAAGACATCTAACTGTAGCAACCACAGTTGGAGGAGATGTAGACCAATCATTTTGCAAATCTCGTATTTCTGCTCTCCCTCCACTAATATGTCTGACAATATCTCCTTTTTTAAAAATTTGTGGAACTAAAACCATGATTATCTCCTTTCTTATTTATAAACATCCTAATTAAATCTCCACAAGTTCAGAAAGTAATAAAGCACATATTGCTTCTTTTTCTTCATGTTTTGGCTCAAAAGATCCCATAAAAGATTTTAAATATGGAAGAGCTTTTGCCTTAAAATCCTCATCTAAACCCTTCTTAAAGTTTATCTTTCCCCCATTAAAAAACAGTTCGGAAAACAAGTCATTATATGGCGTATACCCATTGTAAAAACCCCGTTTCTTTGCTTCTTCTAATAGGTTCTTATCGGTTTTAATGGTTGATATAATAATCCCAGTTATTTTAGGAAATTTATATTGTTTAAGATCCATAATTATCTCCTTTCATAATGGTTAGCGACTTCCTTCAGAAAAGCCAATGCTTTACCTGGAGTCTTTTTTGATATTTTGATAACCTTAGGAATAAAACCAGCATCTAAATAATAGATATAGGTTACTCCATTTATTGTAGCCCCCATCTCACCATCTTTAGTATAATATCTGATTTTAAAGTTAAGTTTTTTTAGCATTTCTATCCTTTCTTTTAAACATCATAAGAACGGAAATGTAAAATTATAATCCCTTCCTTTTCAGCCCTTCTCATCATATCTTTGCTGCCTTTGGAATTCTCAAGATCGTTATGAAATACAATAACCATATCAGGATTTTCAACATCTAACATCTGTTGATTGCGAATAAATCCAGCGCCCCTCCCATATTTGTCCCACTCAGCAGGGTAAACCCGAACTTCATAATCTAACCGTTTTGCAATATCTCCCGCAATCCTGTCAGCCCCCCGACAATCCCCATGAATTATAATCGGATTTTCTTTTTCAAAAGCAGCCAACACATATACCACAGAGGATAAATCCATCCAATTTCTACCCCCACAAATTAAAACTTTCATTCGGGCCTCCTTTGTTATAGGTTAATATTACCTTAAAATCCTTTGATACAATAGAAATTCATAGGGCACAATCAATGATCTCTTTAAAGGTATACTCATATCCACCCCATATCAGAATACAAGGCTAACCTCTCTGCAATATGGCTTATCAGATAATTATGACTAAGATCTAAAAAATCCACAATAATAGCTTCATTCTTACCCTTGACTACTGTTAAACCTCTACCTACTGCTTGTAATGTCATTGTTTCGCTTTTTCCCCCGCATCCATTAATAACAGAATTCAAAGATGGGATATTTACTCCTTCTCTAAATACTGCTGTGGCGATAACAATCTTTATGCTCTTATTTTCAAGAGACTTCTTAACTCCCATTCTTGCTTCTGAATCAGTAGCCCCTTGAACAAAAGGGATATCTAACCCATAAAGTCGTTTGGCAAGATCAACCAAATTATCTCCGTGGGCAATTTGAACCACCAGAATTAAAACTGTATTTCCTTCATCCATTAATTTCCGAGCTTCCTTTACAATTAATCTGTTCCTAGCTCTATTGAAAACAATACCTTTTTCATAAACAACTTTATATTTACCCAGTTTTCGTATTCGTTCACTTTTAGGAACCTTGATCAATTGTATTCTTGGTCTTGCTATAATTCCTTTTTCTGCTGCTTCCTGTATAGTTAACTCTCCAATAACAGGTCCCATTGTCCCCTCCAAAGTCATCGTAGCTACTTTACTAAGAGGAAGAGTTGCAGTAAATCCAATCCTGAGTGTAGCTAACATTTGATGAAGAACTTTCGCATAGTGTCCAGTTGGGTTACCCAAATGATGGACTTCGTCTGTTATTACCCCATCGTAAATATCACAGTATTCTATAGGGTTTTTGTTTGCCCAAGATTGAATAGTTCCAACATCCACCCGAGATGAAAAACCAAACCTATCCACATCTTCCTGGAGTTGATTAACTATATCCAAAGTATGAGCAAGAAGAAGAAACACGCCTTTTGGAAAAGCAGAAATAATGCCCATCATAATAATACTTTTTCCTGATCGTGTGGGGCTTTTTATAACTCCTCTTTGTATAGTAATAGCTTTTTCTATTAACTCAATCTGGTCCTGTCTAAAAGTAATTCCAGGTATTTCAAATTTTCCAGGTTTTAATTTCTCCTCATTTCCTTTGATGGTAAGAACAATATCTTGTCGTTTACAATACCCCTTTACTCTTGGAATAAGTCCTGTAAGAAACACCCCTTCTTTATCAATCAGATATTTTCTGTATTCCTTTTTTGTTCTCTTTCCAAACCTGCCCCTTATCCAAAACTCAGCTTTGTAGGATAAAAGTGGTTTTAGTAAACCAATTCCTTCTTTTACCTGAGAATGGACAGGATCTAATATAGTAATTTTTAAATTCATTAGTGAAATCCTTAATGTTTAATTAAAAAGAGATATATACTCCTTTATTTCCTGGAGATCTCGACGAATGGCTGATCGTTCTTTAATAGTAAAAGATCGGGATGTTCCAGAAAAAACTGGTTTTCTTTTTTTTCGTAAAAAGTTGTCAATATGATACTTTTTTGCTTGGGTAGTTTGTTCCATCCCCCAATTAAACAATTCTCCTGGAGAAAATATTATTAATCTCAAAAGTTCTTTAGCTTCCTTAGTTAAATCATAGTAAGCCTCTTTCTTCATCAACTGTGATTCTGGATTCTCTCCATGAATTGCTTCAACTGTAAATACTTCTCTCTGCATAGTAGATCTCCTTTCATTTAAGGTTAAATTCTTATCTCTGCCTATCTCCTCCAAGATAAGCAAAGTAAAAACTTAACTAACTTCTACATATTCCATTGTCACTTGAAGCAGATGATCATAATCGCCGGCTATGGCCTCGTTCATATACTTATCGCAATACTCATGATCTGCCCCCGCATCCTTCAATACTTTTTTTACTCTACCTATAATTGCAAATGCGTTCCCATCTTTACCTACTAATTCTACTTCTGGTTTTGTTTCTGGTGCTTTCATCATAGTCTCCTTTCTGATTGTTTACTGATTTCTTTCCCATAATTTCATGTTTGCATGTACCTTGTCGGTTAAACTGATTGAGTTAGAAATATTTTTACCTGCTCGTACAGCTCCATTCTTACCGACCCAATAAAATGAATCAGGAGAAGAACCAGTGAACTTTCTGTATCTATTCTTAGAAGGTAATTCTTGTTTATTCAGCCCTTCCATTAAATGACGAATGACTCTGTCGGTTAATGTTTTTGGTTGCCCTTTCCTTGGTCCTTTTGCATAAGTCTGATATGACAACATCTTCTTTCTCCTTTCTTTTTATAAAAGATTATCCTTTCAACTTCTCTCCACGAGTATTGTATAATTGTCCTCTTCCTCTACCTAAACCAGTTCCATGAATTGTAAAACAAGGATCACACATTATGGTCCAGTGACCTGTCCTAGTTTTCCCATCAACAAAAGTACCAACAAGATCAGCACCACATAAATCACATCTTTTGGGAACTGGTAAAATCCAACTATTTTTCGGAGTTTCCTGCTCCAAAATCATTCGTAATCTTCCCATCATTTTCTCCTTCCATTTTTAATTGACGTAAACATCTCCAAAAAGCAATCCTATTTGACCTACCTTCTATTTTAGGATATAAGACTTTGGCTTCTTCTAATGTTAAACTCCTCACTACACCTTTTTCAAGATCAATTTCAACCAATCTCTCATCATACTCCTGCTCCTGTCTGGAATATTCAGGATACATATCTGGTATACATTCCGAAGACATTGCTATTGATTTAAAACTCGCTGGCCCAAAATCGTATAAAGTTTCTATTACCATCATTTTCTCCTTTCTTCTAAGATTAACATTCAACCACCCCTCTATTCTTCATCAGCTTAAAGCTGGGGGCCGATAAATATAATAGCCAAGAATAGAGGGTAGACAAAAAATTAATCTCTCGGCCTTTTTGCATGACCGCTTTTCCTTCTTGGACTTTCATGAGCATAACATCTATCTGCAGATGGTTGTCTTTCGACCACATTCTTCTTTAATGGTTTTCCACAAGCTGCGCAACGTTTATTGCTCATTTCTCTAAAATCATAAAGTTTCTTTGTCATCGTTTTTCTCCTTTCTTTTTAAAATTAAAATGAATGAACGGAAGAGATTGGTTTCGACCTTGCTTCCCCACGATTCGTTTTCAAGCACGTTCGACAGACGAAATTGCGGTACTCACGTCCATTGCGGATTGGTTACCGCGGCCCCGCTTGGCGTTCTGTGCCTCGCATTGCCAGTTTTGCTACTTTCTTTTCACTACACGTTACTTAAAAGCCGTGGCCAAATTACCCTATGGGCTATGGCAACTACTCGCTACTAAGTTTCACATCCTGGATGCGCGTCTTGTTTCCCTCAATGTCGGCTTATGTGTACCCTACTTCCGTTCATTTGAAAGCTATTCTTTTGAATATATTTTTGCCCAGTCTTGTATATCATTCCAAGCTAACTTACAAAGTAGATAAATAGGTTGAGTCATTGCCTTGTCAAAACCAAGCTTCTCTGTTGCTTTATCAGCGGCATCATAAATTGAAAGTTTATAACAAAGATCAAAGTTATATATTTCATCTTTATGTTTATCTGCCTCCTCTTGATCAAAGGATTCTTCTCTTAACTTTTGAGTTAATAATATTGCTTCTGCGAACCTTTCCTCTGGCAATCTTTCACTAAAATCTATCATTGTCATTCTCCTTTCATTTAAGGTTAAATTCTTATCTCTGCCTACTTCCTCAAATAGACAGAGTAAAAAATCAATAATGAATCAAATACATCATTATGCCAATACCAACTACAAATACAAGAAGTACCCATTCTGTCCAATCAGATTTGATTTTCATATTTTCTCCTGTTTATTTTTATTGACAATGCCCGCAATCAGGGCAAACAAATATTTTATCAAATTCTTGCCATTCCATAGCTTCTGCATCGTTGCCGCACTCTTCGCATTTCCCAGCGTTTTCAGCGAGGGCTGCTTCCGTCTCTTCCAAAAGAATTCCAGCAAATTCTTCCATCGCTTTATTTTCGAGCTGTTTAGCTGTTAATTCTTTTGCTCGTTTCATCATTCTGTCAAAAATTTTAAATTGTGTCCCACTGTCCAGTGAGTCAAACTTTACTTTATTTAACATTGTCCTGTCCTCCCGTTAAAGTTTAGATCTCTTTTCTTTTAAGTAATTTGATTATTCTTTCTGGTTTCTGTTCTTCTTGATTTCTCCTCCTCAATCTTTTTAGCCTTTTTCCTTCCAAGATATATTCGTTATATGCCGGACAATCTTCATTACAATAAAATCTACAAATAACGGCATCAACACGAACAATACCATTGAAGATTGGGCCTTGCCCTCTATCGCAATAATCCGGTCGGGGCATAAAACTATCTTGCATACTTCTTTGTGGTTTCAAATCTATTAGTTTTCTTTTCATTTATCCTCCTTCTACTTTATAATAATTTCAGTTTGGTTTTCTAAAACTGCCGCGGAAGCCCCCTTTTTTGCTTCCTCATCAGAAATTTTCAAGCCTCGAAGAGTGTAATAAATCTCTTGGTATGTTTGTCCTGCATGAATTCTTACCCCTTTGTAATTAATATATACTGATTGAGCCATTTCCATTATCTTTCTCCTTCTTGTTAAAGTTAATTCCTTATCTCTGCCTATTTCCTCAAATAAGCAGAGTAAAAATTTAACTTTCTTTGGCAATCAAATCGTAGAGTTTGGCTTTGAGAGCAACAACTTCCATTTCCAAGGCATCAATAGCATCAGCTTTCTTATCAATTATATCTTCCAGATCAGATTTGTCTTCATACAACTGCGCTACTGTTCCAGTAAGAGCGTCCGATCTTTCTGATTGTATTTTAACATTTGCTGCAAGACCTTCAGTTTCCTTTTTCCAAAATTCAATTGTATTTTTCAGATCTTCTATCTCTTCTTTGAGAGGTTGACTGACCCCAAAACCCCAATCGTAAAGATCAGGTGGGAAATCATTCTTAATTTGTTGACTTACCCAACCTACTAATTTATCTGTAAAAAAATCCTTCAGGTAAGTATCTGTTCCTGAATATATCTTCTGGAGTTTCTCAAGAACCACTATCTCCTCTGCCTTTGCTGGGTCGTCAGTATTTATTGTTATTCTGCTTGTCATGATGTTCTCCTTTCTTTAAGTTAAAGTTAATCCTTCATCAATGCCCCTATCCAAAGGAGCATTGTCAAGGGTTACTGTTTATAAGCAATTAAAGTACCAGGATCATGCCATTCAATAAGATAATTCATTCCTTCAACAGCCTCTTTAAGTTTTTCATTAATCCAAGGATAACCTCCTCTAAACTCACCATAATAGTCAGCCGCATTGAACTCATCAATCTCCCCGCCCTCGGCAGCATTCCCAAGATGTACTTTCTCCTCTCCTTGCGCATGAATACCGTCGATATTAGGGAACATCGCTTTCAAATTACTTTCAACTATTATTGCTGTAATCTTTTCCATCTTCATTCTCCCTTTTATGTTAAAAATCGGTGTAGATTTAATTACCTTGTAGCTCCCTTCCCAAACTCGTGGGCTTCCCTTAATGTCCAAAACTTTTCTATGTTTACCTTGGTACCGTTAATTGTCAACCATACCCTGTAGCCACCGTCAAATAACTGCTGAATTTCGTATCTCATCTTCTTTCTCCTTTCTTTAGTTAAAATTAATCCTTCGTTCTTGTCCACCATCTCTGATAGACAAGACCAAGAATCAAATTATCTGGTGGTTTCTAAATCCTTTACTGTCCGGGAAAACAGCCCGTCGAGCCTAAGGACTACCTGAATCCCATTACCGTATGTGTTTGGCTGGCATCGCTCAACCAGTTGCAACTATCGGCTTCTATTGTCAAAAAACAATTAAGAGCTTTGCTTCCTAGATTTTCTTTTATGTTTAATTTCTTCTTCATTGTAATTATATATATAATATAAATAATATAATAAATAAAACCTGATATAAACCGATATAAGCTGATTATGGTTGATTATCGACGGTTAAATAATAGAATGCTTAATTTCTCTTAGTTATACTTAATATTCCTTTAGTTTTCTTTGATTTTTAAAACAGGAAACTAATTTATTCAATGATTTCAACAACTTATAGAAAACAAGAAAAATCAATTTTTTTAATTTTTTTTAAAAATAATTTTTCAATGATTTCAATAACTTATAGAAACCCATTAATTTTTTATCCTTTTAAACAAAAAATAGGGGTATGACAATTTATTTTGTCATACCCCTACCAGGTTCTACTAAAACTATATTATTTTTTCTTATCTAGAAGATACCCAACTCCATAACTACCAAAGTAAAAGATTATTATAGCTATAATTGGATTCTTGAGTACCATTGAACATTCAAAAAGTCGTTTCGACCAACCAACAAACCATGGATAAACAAAGGCTGACATCAAAAGCAATAAAAGAAAAGCACTACAAAACATTATAGCTATTACCCTACGAGTAATTGATCGAATTGAACTTTCACTTACTGCAAGTTCTACTCTTTTCATAATAAGTTGACCAGTTGCTATCATAGCATCATGCTTCTCTTCTTTAGTAAAAAACAATTTGTCCAATCCTGCAACTGCCCCTTCTGCTACAGTAGACATAGTATCAACTGCTTTCTTACTTCCCGATAAAAAACTAAACAATCCCATCTTACCCTCCTTAAAAAAGATTTATAATTTCTATCTGATCACCTTCTTTTAATGTAGGAACTATTTCTTCTTGAAACTTTCTAAAAGTATTCCCACTATTCAGAACAGCTCTATTTCCTGTAAGTTTCCCTAATTCACTTCCCATTAAATTACAACCCAAAGATTGGCGTTCCCAATTTCCCGAATGAAATAATAAAGCGGTATGTCCAGGAACAATAATCTCCATAGTATTATGCCACTTAGTATCTTCATTGCCTGGAAAATATCTCACAGGATAAACTCCAGGAGGAATTTGAAAACGCTGAGGATCTTTGTCATCCGGTTCTAACAACCAACAGAATACTTTCCCATCTGCTGAAAAAGATCCTATAGCGCCATCTTCAGTTTGTTCTTGCCGAACGTTTCTAAACCTTGTTTTCATTTTATTACCCCCTTTAACCATTCCAAGAAACTTTGAAACATTTTGTCTCATTTGTTTACTATGCTTTGCTTCCTCATGAAACCAAATTTCAAAACTTGTTAAGAAATCTTCTAGATACGCTTCCCAATCCCCTGGCAGAGAAGAAGAAGGCATATACTCCTTATTAATAAAAGCTTGTAGATCCATTGGCTCAACCTCATTGGCTGTCTTTAAAATTTATAATAGATTTCAATGCAAATATATCATTCGTTGATACGACACCTTTTGGAACATCATTAATTTGCATTTCCAACTTCCCTTCCTGTATAATAAATTCTACATTTAGAAGTTCAGTAAACTCTTTTTGAAACCATTGAGCTTTCGTAGTAAAAAGAAACTGACCTGGATTTGGCTGAATCAATTTTCCTTGGGCATCCTTATCCCCATATTTGTCAACAAGATTTTGTTTTTGCTTAACAAAAGCATTTATAGGGCTTTGCAGCTTATCCAAAATTATCGATAATTTGAAACTAAACGCAGCTGATAAATCAACAGGATTCCCATGCATGTCTTTCGATTCTCGTAACCTTGTTAACCCATCACAGTTAATCAACATTTCCAAATCTGAATTTTTCAAAGTTATTTGGTTCTTCTTTTTTGCTAATTTTAATACTTTCTTGTTTGCCATTTCTTTGCCCCCGGATTAAATGTTTAAAATTTGAAACCTAGTTTAATTCCTTTTTGTCGGTCAGATATTATAAACCCCCAACAGATTCCATTAGAAAGAGTTAATATCATTTTCTTATGTTTTGGAAATAGTTTCGTTGCTCCATAAACCATTCCAATCTCTACCACTTTTGTAATATACACTTGTTGCTTGGATGGATGCTTTCCATATATAGGGTTGATTTCCCAATACCCCATCTCCTGTTGATAATTCATATTTCCTGCTGATATAATCTGTCCTGCTATAAATAATGCCCATAAATAATTCATATAACCCTCCTTTTCTATTTAGTATATAATAGAAAAAAGAGAAGTTTTACAACTAAATTTGTTTTTTGCTTTTATTTTCTAATTTTTTCATTCTCTCATCTAATTGCATAACTGCCTGATAAAGCAAATCAGACTTTGTGCCTATTTTTTCTAAATAATGGTTTCCTTCATCCTTCACAAATAACCAAGGATACTTCGGGTGCAGCCTTTTCATATCAAAACGCTCATGTTTCCATTCATCAAATATACCAGATCCTGGCTGTACAATATCATTAATTATTTTAAGGGCATCTCCTGGAATAATTTCACATGTTCCTTCTGTAATGCAGTTGGTGACTGTTAAATCCACCATCCAGCCATGTTTCCATCTTAAATCAGTAGTCCCTAATTCCTGGGAGTTATTAGCATAGGGTCGAAGATCTGAACCATCTATTCTTACATATTCTTCATCTGCATCCGCATACACAAAGACTCCAGCTTGATGGGTAGCATCCCAATCTGAGAACATATTTATTTGTGTATGAGTGGCTCCGGAATAAATTTCTATATTACTGTTATCATTTCCAGTGTCCATTTGGTCATATATAGTTCTTGCTTGCCAATTATACTGAGCAAGTTGGTATATTCCTATAAATGCTTTAATTGACCCACCTCCACCAAACTCATAGCCAATATAAAAATTCCCATCCTCAGCGGTAGCTGGGTAAATAGCAAAATTATCGCTTGTTTTATGTGCTCCCATATGAATATCAGTACCGTCAGTAACCCATTTAAGCAATGCAGGGTTGGCATCAGCCCCATTCATAATGAGATCGCCGCCAGCTTCAAGAGTTATGCTTCCGCCACTCTTAATCGTAATAGCGTTCGCCTGTGCCGTACTTATCGACACCCCTGTTCCCTGCACATACTGAAAATACTCATTGGCCCCATCACCTGCGTAGAATTTCGCCTTCCATCCGGCGTCATCTACCCAGATTAATTGTATTCCCGCATTCCCAAACGTAGCATCATTAATAGCAATTGAACCGGCTGTTACACCAGTGCCTACCAGAATGGACGAGCCAACATACACATCTCCACCATCAATTTTCGTCCTATCACTTGCATGAGTAAATGACCAGGCAAGTTCATCAACTCGCTTGAGGTAGATATTATCAAATGCTGCCCAACCGTCGGCGGTAATAGCTCCCAGCATAAGAAGCAAAAATTTTACCCCCGCTGGTACAGTGTAAATACCCGACTTAGTAGTCCACGCAGCGTCTAATGAGGTTACTGTCGTGCCCCACTCCACGATCCCCTTGTCTTTATCTAGGGCACGAGACGACATCCATGCAGTGCATACTGTATCACTTTTTAGTGACCCGCCTAACTCATAGGTTTCACCCTCATTAACTTCAAAATACCGAGTAGTACCATCTGGATTAAGATAAAAAGGATGATTATTTCCGCCAGCTCTAACTACTTTAAGATATTTATTGCTATCATCTCCACCAGCAACCTCGGTTGATATGCCTACTCCACTTGTCCAGTAATATGCATTTGTCCCATCTGTCTCCTCAAATCCTCCGTTCATAAGCATATTCTGGAGGGATGGGTTGCCGATGATCTCCACGAGTCCTTTAACAATTAATTTCCCAGATGTTTCATCATAAGTTGTGTAATTTCCTGCCAAGGTGGAATCTCCATATGCAAACCCATACGCATCAGCAACATAGCCGTAAGAACCATTAAGATTACCCAACCTCATTTGTGTAGTAAGTGTTGTCCAGGGAGCACCTGCATGAGTAATTACTGATAGATAAGGCGCATTTGCTTCTGAGGCAGTAATGTAGACAAAGCCATCTCCGCTTTGCCGGTAATTCACCACCGTCGCACCCTTTTTCCACAAGGGATTGGTGTCTGCTGCATAATCCACGTTCATATCCCTTGTCACCGTATAGTCAGCCCCGGCAGCTCCTGTTACTTCGATCCACTCATCATCCGTATCATCCTTAATCCTCAGGAAATCCCCCACGGCGAACGTCTCATTTCCTTCTATAACAACATGACAATTGTCGAGTGCGGTCATAGTTGTGGCCAGCACATCTGCAGGCAACACGGCAAGGTTCCCACCCACTGCACTTACAATATCTTTCTGAAATACGGCTGTACGGATAATCCCTCTTGCCGCTATATTTCCCACTTCCAATAAATCCGGCTCCAAGGTAAAGCCTGCCCCGGCCATGCCTGCAACATAGTTAGAACTGCGAATACGTAAATTTGCCCCATCTAAAGTAAGATAATCACCTGTTGTAGGTCCAAGCCTAATCAGAGTATTGTCACTATCTATATATACATTGGCATTAGCAGCTACAGCATTGTCTGCCAAAGCAGTAGCACTTATTATCCACCCGCCAATAGATCCTGAATTTGCAGTGATATTTCCAGACAATACAAGGTTGGCTCCATTCCAATACATATAATCAGTAGCATCCCCTAAATACATCTTCACTTTATTTCCGTCAGAATCATCTATTCCAATAATGAAACCATTATCAGCAGTGGTAAAATCTGTCTTACCTGCTCCAATATAGATATCTCCTTCCCCATCTGCCACAGTTAATGTAATAGAAGCTGATTGACCTACTCCATCTCCAAGCAATATGGGTCCAACCCATGTCTCAGGACCATAAACTACATAATTACGTCCATGAGGATCTGAAGGAGGTGTAATAACAAAAGAATCATGAATGGCTGAATAATATTCTCGGCACTCTAGCTCAAATTTTGATACTCCTCCTTTCGTGATCTTGTCTATCACATATTCTTTGGAAGCTAAATTTCTTCCAGGAGCTGTGACAGTAATTATTTGTCCACGAGAAAGATCTCTTCCTTCCATACCTACATTAATAGCAGCTTTGTTATCTGAATAGATAGAACGATTTTTCAAATAGTTTAAAACATTTGTTGCGGTTCCATCTTCCAAGACAAATGGCAATTCATAAGTTCTGGTCACCCCAAACGCAGCATGAACACCGGTTGACAATTCTTTAAAAGGTAATTTCTCATTTGTGGGATCAAGAGAATAATGAACTATTGCTTCTTTTAAAGATTCATTGGCAGGGATTGGAAAAACATCAATAACTTCAGCATTGTTATAGTACCCATCATTATCTCCAACATCCAATATACTTGCTCCAGCTTTATCAATCAAAAGAGTCCATTTTCCATCGGCTCCTCTTTCAACTCTGGCCCTAGCTGGAAATAACAAATCATCAAGAATATCTCTTGCCTGACTTTGTTCAGTAATAGCCCCATCACAATACATATTTGTTATGTCATTAAGATCAGTAGCAGCGGTGGAGAAAGCATCAACATCAATAGTATCAGCTAACCCCCAAGTTGCTCCATTGAAAAATCTTCCAATAACATAAGAAAAATTTCTTTCTGCTGACCCATGACCAAGCTCCAATCCTTTTACATCCGCAGTAAGTTTATGGTATACCCCTGAATAATCCATCTGTTCTTTAGTAAATCTAATACATGCATAGCCAGACCAGGGAGTTGCTTGTGAACCATCATAAACATTACCATCATCATAATCAGGAGCATTTGTACCATACTCACTAGTAACAACAAGCACCCCATCTCTCTTTACCCCTATATCGTTTGCATGATCTACCCATAGACTTTCTATAACTCCATAACCTATCAAATAATCATAGTAATTGTTGGCTATATCATTTGCTACGTTTCTTAAAGGGACGTTCCGACAATGACCAAAAGGAATGTTGACAGGCTCCCCAAGATCCAATGCAGTGGTGGCAAAAGTATTGGTGTTGACAACTTCTAAAGGAAGAAGAGTTTCAAGAACATCGTCATCCCTCATTTCAACATTTACCGTAACCGTTGGGCCAAGAGAATAATCAGAAATCTTTCCTCTGAACTCAAAAGAAGTTCCATCAGTGGGATCATATCTTTGAACAACAACCCACTTACCTCTTAATTCTTGATATTTTGCAATATTATCCCAGGTATGAGTTTTGTAAAAATACAAATTACTAATAGATCCTGACATTGCTATAGCATTGCCTTCATTATAAGTACATACTCCATAACAATATCGATATTCTTGTCTTGGAGTACGAAGATTTCTGACTAAGGTTTCTTGCAGATCAGTGTGTTCAGCATCAGTATAAATATAACAATATATTTTACCAAAATCCCCTTCATCTCTCTTTCGGACGACTCTCAAATAATAATCAGTATTAACAAGTACATCATCATGAGCATCTAGTTTAGCTCCTCCGACGATTTCATCCAAGTATATTTGATAAGCGCCTGCCGTCTGTTTATATAAAGTAATAGCTACATAGTTCTCGCCAGCCGCTCTAAGCGCGTGGGTATCTCCGATGGCGTTAGCTAATACCAAGGCTTGAACCTCACACCCGTCATCTGCCGCTGTCATCTTCACATCAAGAAAAATTTCAAAATCCTCTTTAAAATAATCAACACCAAAATTATAATAAGCATAAGCGATTTCATTTTCTGTTAATCCTGCAAAAGTAATAGTATTAGCTGCTATTGCTATTCTTCCATTTGGATCAACTTCGGTGTAGGCAGGATCAGTAAAATCTTGTAGGTTAACAAATACATAAGGACCTTCTTCTCTTTCACTAGAAAACTCTAATGTAAGAGATTGAGCTTGTTCAACTCCATAATAAAGGTCAGACAATTCTTGAGAAATGTTAGGGCCACCTAGGAGAGTTCCGCGATAATAATTATCTGCGGCATCATAGAAATCTTTGGTGGCAAACCTATGAATACTTTCCAAATGAATATCAACTAAAACTATAGGATCATATGAAGAAAGAGAAGTTGCCATTTAAACCAATTCCTTAAATCTAATAGTATTTCCTATTACCAGATCATTAAATTCCAATGTTCCTTCATAAGCCTCATCTCTGAGGCAAAGGTACACTTTATTGTCAACATTGTCATTTTCATAAAATATCATAGGATCAGATAAATCTATTAAATTGAAAGCCCAAAGCTCCGACTCATTCGTTTCAGTTCTCTTACCGAAAATAGCAGATCCGAGCCATTGGTAACTATCTCCAAGATTAACTCGTTCCGTTCCTCCATGCGGTAAAGAAACATCTTCATAGGGCTTCTCGGCTTTCCTTTTATATCCCCAAGCCATGTTTTTAGTAAGTTCAGTAGCAGAACCAAGAACAATTACTGACCCCACTTCCCACTTGGTTTGGTAATCTCCTGTTGCTGCTGTGGTATTGTCTATAAATATTCTCATCCATTGAAGGTTAAAACCTGTAATTGGGATATATATTTTATGACGATTAACTCGTTCGTCCAAAGTAACATCAAAGGTAGCACTAGTATAAGCTGGGCCGCCCCACGCATCCGCAGCATTTCCTTCGATTACCACCTTGTCAAAATTGATGGCGTTAAGAACAACACCTTCAACCACGGTTGCAGCCCCAAAATCAAATTTAAGAAGCCAATCATCTTTAGTCACATCATCCGCTCTAAATCTTCTTCTAAGATGCCAATAATCCTCTACATTATCATCTGGGTACTCAGCAACTTCTGTTCGTGAAGTAATAGTTCCTAGATCTACAAAATCCCCACTTACAATAATATTTCCCATTATCTTCCTCTACTCTCTTGTTGTATTAATTTTCTTCCAATGGAACTTTTTACAAATGTTTCAAATTCTTTTCTTACTGCCATACCAGTTGCATGAGGAGTTTTACTTTCATTAACCTGAACAACAAGACTAAAACTTGTTGAATTTGCTGGAATTACTTGCTCTCCTTGATGAAGTTTATATATGCCTGTTTCTGGAACATAGTCAGTTCCATGTTGATATGAAGGAACATCATGAAGATGGAAAGGATTTTCATAATCGACAAAAGTAGCTATTTTATCCAATGCTTCCAACTGCTGTTCCTGTATCGCCAACTGCTGTGCCTGAATCTCATACTCAGATATTCGTTCCTCTGCGACCCCTTTCAGACCTTCTAATGCATCCAACACAGAATAGTAAATATTTTGATACTCTGTGGAGGGTCTTTGGTGCACCTCTTGGGCAATATTCAGATATTCTCCCCACAAATCTTGAAGTTTTTGTACATCAGAAGGGCTTGTAGGCGATCCATATCCAGAAATCTCCTGTTGTAATAAAGCCATTCTTTCTAAAGCCGTTGCTGGGCTGGCTTTACTTATTTTGATTTTTAAAATTTGATCATCAATGGATTCTAATACAGACTTCCAATCTTCAAGTGTTCCAGTAAAATCTTCTGATTCATCATTCAAATCTTGTAATGCTTTATATTGTAATTCATAGGCATAATTAACCAAATTCAACCCAGTTCCTAAAGCCTCAGCTACTTCAATTTGTTCTTTATACCATTCATCAAGAGCGTATAATTGTTGTTCATAATCACTTAAAGTATGACTTCTGATAATCTCTTCCAATCCACCAAGAAACGAACTGGTCAAAGCTGCTAACTGGGCAGCGTAAGCTGCACCTACTGTATTTCCAGCCTCTTCGAGTTGTTGAGCTAATTCTTCAAAAAAAGCTACTTGTTCGTCAATAGCTATATTTATCAAATCAATCTCATGTGGAATACCCCCAAGAGATGGTAATAAAGCCGCTTGTATAGCTTCATACTCTTGCCTTGCCGCATTAAATTCTCGTAACCAACTCATAAAAGGATCGCCTACTGCTTCAAAGCCGGCAGGCATTGTAAATACCCCTTCTAATAACTCCTCAAGAGTGGGAACAGAAAAATCAATACCTGAACGGGCGAAACTTTCACTAAGATCTACAAGATGATCTCGAAATTCTGTGGCAGAGGCTAGCCAATCTGTTTCAGAATCTGCTAAATCCGAAACCACTTGGCCATATTCCTGTTCTAAAGCAGCTATTTCTGCTGTATAGTCTTCAAGTATACTGGGAATAGCATCCATTTCTTCTCGAATAGCATCCATAGTTTCATCCATCTGATCTCGCCACTTTTCCAAATTATAAAGTTGCATTTGCATTGGAGAAAGTCCTATAGTCTCAATAATACCTTGAGCTTCCTCCCCTGTCGCTAGAAGAGACTCTTGCTGTTTTAATAATAATTGTTTTTTAGATAATTCGTAGGCCTCTCTCAGAAGTTCTACTGATTCAGATCCTAAAGCTCTTGCCGCATCTATTTGAGTTTTACTAATTTACCCCTTTCATAATCACTGGGATCTAATCTAACCTGATTAAGTATATCTAGTAAAGGTTCCTCAAACGATGTTTTCAACTTTTCTTTTACCTTTGCTAAAACTTCTGCCCTTTGTTCTTCTAATCTATTAATTTCATTTGTGGATGCTCCCAACTCACTGAGTGTTCTTAACCAGGTATCAAATTGTGAGTTTACCCGCCGCATTTCTTTTGTAACATCATCCAAAGGATAGGTTATTTGAAGAACTTGATCATAAATATCAGTCCATGCATTGGATAATTCCTGCAATCGTCTAGCTTCTTCAGCATGTTCAGCCTTTCGTTTGTTAGATCGACTCTCTGAATAGGAATAGGTTGCATACAAAGCCGCTGCACCCATTGCAACAGTTTCTAACATTCCTGTTGTTGCTGCTGACGTTGCTGCTGACGTAGCTTGATCTCCAGAATCTGATTGGATAGAAAGCTTTATTTTTTTCACTAATGCAGCCGCAGCCATCTCAGAAAGAGTTCGTATAAACAAATTTTTCATGGAGGTCATCAAGTCTTTCCAGCCATCCATCTGCCCACTAAAAATATTATAAAAAGTATCAGCAAAAGCGCCTTGAACTCTACTAAGAAAAGTTTTGTAAGTTTCTTCTAATAAAGTGAGGTTTTCTTTAGTTTTCTCTACATCAGTAGGAACCCATTGCTCATAATCAAAGGGGGCTCCATATTCTAACGATGCTGCTTCTTTTGCTGCTTTTACATATGCCTCCATAGTATGAACCTGAACCTCTGTAGGTATTAGAACTTCCCAATCAAATGGTTCTGCATATTCAATTGCAGCTAATGTTTTGGCCAATTTAATATAATCAGCTGTTTCCTTATTTAATTTCTTCAATTCTTCTTTGGTTAATTCTACTTTTTCCTTTACTTTTTCGAAATGTATTGTCCAATCTTCATATCCTGGCAGCAAATCTTCAACTTTTGCAGCGTTTTTCATATCTTCAAGAGTATCTATAAAACCTTGAAATTGGGTATTGGTATTTTTTATAGAGTCAATTAAATCAATGGACATAGCTGCCCCAGCGTTTTTCATGTGCTCAAACTCACTTTGAATACCTTTCAAACCTGCTATAGAATCATCAAGTCCCCCAGTAAGATATTTCCCTCCCGGGTATAATTCAGCTAGATACTTTTGGGATTTAGCAATCTTTAAAAGAACAGTTACAAAAGTTTCTCCTAATGCAGATACCGCGGTCATTGTGGCAGAAAATGCCAGTGAAATTCCTCGAACAGTATTTATAAATAATCTCACCCCTTTCGCTGCAAATTGAAATGATGTTATTATTGCTTTAGCAGTATTATGAGCCCATTCATCCATTGCACCTTCCATTTTAAATCTTTCTAATTCTACCAACAAAGCCGTGGCTTGCTCCTTCATAACTTGAAATGGACCAGCATCCATAACTAAATTTCTAAACTGAAACCATTTATCTGCAAACATACTCATGGCACCTTCCCAAGTTTTTGCTAATTCTTTCGTAACATCTTTGAATTTACTATCCTCAGCATTCCAAGCATCAAACATCATCTTTTTGGTATCTTCTACAGAATATCGAACCCCTGCTTTAAATCCCATCATGGCCAAAACACCCCGTTCTCGAAATAAATCCGCAGAAGCAGCACCAGCAGAATACATTCTAACTATTTGAGAAGTAGTAGTCATAATATCAAGACCAGTTGCAGCAGCGAGATCCCCAATCATGGGCATCCATTTTTTTATCTCATCAACTCCCCCTTTCATAACTCCTGATAATGTAGTAGCTGCATCCATAATTTCTGCATATTGAAAAGGAACTCTTCCTGCATAATCTGCCATTGCTTCAAAAAGTTTGTTTCCTTCCGAAACACTTCCCAACAAAGCATTAAGACGAGTTCTATACCCCTCAGAAGCAACAGCTGCCTCAGTAAAACTTTTAGATAACCTCATCAACCCATAAACACCAATAACCCCGCCCATGACAGCTTTAAGACTGAGCATAGATTTTCCTACTGATGTTACCCCTCCTTTCAAAGTAGACATAGCTCCAGAAAGATTCCCTGTTTTCATTTGTAATTTTGCTACTTCAAGGCGAGTTAACTTAGCAGAAGTTTTCAATTTATCTAAAGCAGCTTTTCCTTTATCTGCCCCCATCTTCTTTAGCATGCGTTGTTCGAGCTTTTTTATATCCTTCTCTGTTTTTACAGTCTCCAATCCAAGAGTATTAAAAGCTTTACGAAGATCATTAGAAGCTTTTTTTGCCTCATCAGCGTCTATTTTTATTTTGATTCCGGCCACTTAATAGCACCTCAATGAATAGTTTGTTTAGGTTGTTTTGAAGAATCTTTTTTCATTTTCTCCTGCATCCTTGGGTAAATAATATCCTCTATTAAAAGGACTCTTTCAAAATCTTCTAAAAAAGCACCGTAAGCATCACATAAATCAATAGCTGCTCGTACATCAATAGAACCTACTGAACTAAACCCTAATGGTCGAGAATGCCTATCACAAATCCCCCAAATCTTCCACACAAGTCTGTTCTCTGGTAACAAATCATTAGGCTTAGGGCATTCATGACAAGGTGGATCTCCATCATATAGTTCCCTACAAGTTATACAATCTACCCTTCCTTCTTGGCTGGACCACTCTGCCCAGCGACTAAGTTTTTTTCCAACTCCTCCTGCTCTTCTACTCTTTGTGCCCCAATCTTATCTGCCTGAGCCAAAACACGATCAATAAGATCAGAATTGTATAGATAAGCTATTTCTTTATTAAACCTATTACATTCCAGTGGTTTGCCATTTTCATCTTCAATTCCTGTCCAATCTTTAATTACCTCCACCACTTTGGATATTTTAAATTTATAAAAATCAGGATTTTCAAACCTCTGATTTCTATCCCATTCTTTTTGTTTGCACTTCTCAATAAGTTCAAAATCCTCTTTCGGAGTCATGGGAGCCACCAAAAACTGGGCTTCCAGTTCCCCTATAGTTTCAGTAATCCATATTTCTGTCTTCTTAGTCTTAAGTTTCATTTTATAACCTCCCGGTTTTGGCCCGGATGATTTAACGTGGCAGGGGAATCCGGGAACCCTTTTCAACCCCGAAGGATCTAGCCACGTTTAACTCATTATGTGAGAACTACATCACAACTATCCTCTCCAAATGTTCCTAATGCCTTTAATGGAATAGATAATTCAACCGCTGGCGCAGCAAAAGTAACCGTTGGAACTTCCAAAGCACATTTCTTCATATAAATTTCCATCTTATCTCCCTGAGTATCACCAAGAACCACCAATACAGGGGATTCTGTTCCATCAAATCCATCTGTAAAGTACTTAGCATTGTCCTTCGTAAAATAAACAGAAAGTGTGGAAGTTATCTCTCTGACATTCTCCAAATAATCCTCTGGAAAATCGGTACCTACTTCATCTGCAACGTATTGTTTTGGAACGCTGAAAGTGAAATCCATCCCTTTGATTTTCGCTGAAACATTATTTATTTCAATATCCGTAAGTCTGCTCTCAATAGGAGTTCCAATCGTAGTAGGACTTAATGGTAAATAACCTCGGATTGTCGATTCCGTTGCCCAGTCACCAACAGGTATGTTCCACGCAAAATTATGATTAGGTCCTATTATAGGAGTGGCCAAAGTTATTAAATCCCCTCCATTTGCCCCACCAAGTGAAGTAATAGATTCAATCTGAAACCCGATTGATGCCGCTGTTCCAGGAGTCGTAGTAAGGTTATAAATGAACGCGCCAACTGAAAATCTCTTCCCATGGCCAGCAGGAACTGTGATATATTCAACCCCTGCTGTTGCTACAGCAGAAGTAACTGCCTGCCCTGCCCAAATCATTTCCATTCCTTCTCCACCATATTCAAATGTAACAGCCCCTTCATTATTAACACCAAGACTAACATTATTCACCGTGGCTCCTGACAAGCCCTGCACGAAATGATCGGTTTCAATCCAAATGGTAACTGATGGAGAATCAGTGTCCTGGTTGTAAAATCTGCTAACAAGAGTTACACTTGTAGGAGAATCGAGATCAGGGGCTGCTGTAGCTGGGGTAGTTCCATTATACCCCATAGTCAAATCACCTAAACTAGCCGTAGCAGAATTTTCTGCCTGATACAATACTCCATAATGGACTTGTTGGGTCGTAGCAACTGAAGCAACTTCAACAACCCCTACTCCTGGAAAACCATCCAAATCTATAATACCTTCAATGTGAATGAGTTCTGGAGTTGAAGTGGCCCAATTATCACTATTAGATGCTACGGTGCTTACCGCCAACTGACCCTGCCATGCTTGAAACAATCCATCCCCTTGCGGAGTAGCATACGACTTATCTGGAATTCTAAGGTACATTGGAATAGACCAACTTCCAGCAGGCATAGCATTCTGAAATCGATCCAGAATATCCAGGGTATTCTTCTTCTCATCACTATCTACAAATGCAGGATTTTGATTCAGCACCGCATCCCCTGCAGGAAGAATAAAGTCAGCAGTCGCACTTGGAAAAGTCATTGACCCACAAGTGGCTTCCAATGTCACAAAAACTCTTTGTTTTCTACTCAATCCTATTTCTGATAAACAGCTCATAATAAATCCTCCTTTCTTTTAAATTTTGATCACAAACGATCAACCCTTAATTTCAATAAAATTTGTTTCATCCCTTTCCCCCTTTTTATAAATGTTACTATTCACCCACCCATGTCCACAAATTAACTGTGACCATAACGTGAAACCACCCTTCATCAATTCCTACTTTATTCGTACTAGGTTCATCAAACCAAACTCCATTAAAACATGCTCTTCTAAACATGGCTTCCGCTCTAGTTGCATATAACATTGCACTTCTTTCCCCTATATTGGGTTTGGTGAATATAGAAAATTTCATCACCCCCGTTCTCATACCAACTCCATCTTCTCCCAATTCCCCAACAAAACTATCAGCCATAAGAAGATCAGGTTTTACCCAAGCAGTGGCTGCGGATGAATTAAAATCAAAATTTGGCCACGCTACAGGGCAAGCTGTTGACCAACTGGCATCAATCCCACTTGCTAAAGAAGATCTAATATCCTCAGGAGTCATTTCCTTGGCACTCCTTTAAAAGGGGTTTTCTTACTGGAAATAATTCTTTTTCTCTTCCTATCGATTTTAACATACCTCTTGGTTTTTGGATTTCTTCTTTGTATGATATTATTTTTCATTATTTTATCCTATCAAATCCATTAAGTTCTTGCCTCCATATTTGATCAAATTCAGAAAGCGCAAGAGCGTAAATACCTGCCGGTGCTTGTTTACTAGTACCATCTTCCAACTTCAAAGAATACGGTTGGTTATTAAAAATATAAATCGTTCCATCTTCAATTCTCCACCTCCAACCTTCCCTTTCTTGCCAAGCTGCCCCAGCAAGTCCTTTAGTTCCTCCGCCCCCAGGAAATTCTCCTTTTCTAAGATCTTCCTCACCACCAGGATCAGAATTACTTATACCATGGCTTGCTCGATAAGCTCCTTTATCCACCGGAGACCTCTTAATAATACTTGCAAAAACCTTGAAGATAGCTAAACGAACTACGTCCTCAATATCCCCATCAATAGCAATAGCAAGATTATTCAAAGTTTTGGAAAACTCTTTTGCATTTTGATCAATCCTATCAAAGGAATTTACCACTTACTTTCCTTTACCTTGGAAGTGTCCTTCTTCTTTTGCTACTCGTTTAGATAAAAGAACTTTCTCTTTGCTAATCTCTTCAATATAAGCCTTGAGTTGACCTATCTCCTTGGCCAAACTTTTATTCAAATTTCCCAATTGTTTTATCTTGTTCAATGCTCCTTGTAATCTCATAGACATGATAATTACCTCCTTTTTTATTTTTTTGTTAGTTTGAAACCGTGAGCAAAAGCTTCCTTCATTTTAATTCCAATCTTTCTTTTTTTCTCCGAATCATAACAAGTCACTGCGCCCGTTTCTTTATTTTTTAAACAATACTTTTTCTTTCCTTTAACCTTTTTTGAGAATTTCTTATAAGGCATTTTAATTCCTAATGTGTATCTTATACAACAAAATTGTTCCCCCCGGCTTGAGAGGAATGATTCCTAAAACATTCAACACTTTGGAACTATAAATAATATCAAAATTCTTCCTTGTATCTAACGCTGGTAAAGCAACCCCATCACTATCAAGAGCAGATAAAAGTACTCGTTTATCCCCAACTTGCACCAATGTCCCATCTATATCTCTTTGACTAAAATTCAGTATCAACCCTTTCACATCATAACTTGCGGCGGAAGTTGCATAAGTATCTGCTACCGGATCATACGTCCCAAAAGTCATACACCTGACAACAAAATCATCTCCAAACGATCCAATCTTACTATCAGCCATTGTTCTTAGTTTATTGTAATCCATATCACACTCGTTTCAATGTAGTGTAATCTACCACAATTCCTTCGAGGTAGGCGTCAATCGCTCTAAAAACAATTTCATTTTTACCTTGCTCGTAAGAAATAGTAATAACGTCAACTTTTTCCGATGTTACAAAATCATCTCTTGTTAAATTCGATTGCAAAACTCCTGGGCTAACAATCTCTTCATACGCTGCCCTGGCCTGAGCTTTCAGTAAACAGGTGGGAATGGCATCTTCATCAATAGCATAATCATCTTCATCTGTTGCCCCATAACGAGGCCATTTCACTACTTGATCACTCTCTACTTTATATCCTTTAAAAGACATACTCTCAATATATGCCATGCCTCTCAGAATAGCGGCATCCTTACTATCGTCGTCCGTCTCATCCCAGGCAGTCAAACCAAGATTCTCACAAAAAGTATCAACATAAGCTGAACTGACATATGAATTTGCAGTTGCTACAATCGAACCATCTTCAAGTACAATAGCCATTTACATTCTCCTTATTTTATATGTACATACTGAAAATAAAATGGGTGCATTGCCCCAGAAGCCAAATCCAATTCAAAAATCAAAGTAGCTTTCTCTCCTTTATAATCTACAGCAATAGGATATTGTAATTTAAGAATCACATTTGTAGGACCAATCGCGGTAGCTATACCAAAAGCCGGATCGATCAAATCATTTATTTCTGTTTCACTTGCTAAGGTACTTGACGGAGTAACATTTCCCACAAAAGCCCGAACAGATATAGGAAGAGATATACTAGATCCTGTTGGTAATCCAGGAGAAAAATTAAACGAATACACCCCCCATAAATCAGTATAATATCTAACCTCTATACTTTCTTTATCAAAATCAGCCATAATAAAACCTCCTACACCACATAAATTCGTTTCAATTTTTTCAAGGCAACAAACTCAGGTTCGGAAAGTATGGCATTAAACCATTTATCATTTCTTGCAAAAGGCACCTTTACCCATTCGCCATCTTCTTCGTAAAGAATCCATACTAATCCTTTTGGACAGGCATACCCTGCAACATTCTTTCCTAGCACCTCAAACGGAAATAATATTTTAACTTCCAACTGATTAAATACGCTCGGATTAATAACCAATGAATTTCCTCTTTTACCAATCATTTTATAACCTCTATTATTATTATTTTATAAAATAAAAACTTAAACTCAAAATTAAATATTTAAACAAAATCTTTCCATTTGTTAAATTCCTCAAAAAGAAGCTGTCTACTATTAAAAGCCTCTTTTTTACATTGTTCATTATCTTTACAATACCCTTCCATTTTAGTCATAAGATTGTCAAACCAACCTTCTTGCCACCACTTTCCATGAACTGTTAAAACTTCCAACCCATCTGCAGTAATAAGCTTGCCCTCTTTTCGAATAACTCTCGTATTTTGTTTCAACATGAAATGATGAATTCCAGTAGTCTGTTGAGAAGGCAAAACCAATATATGATCCAACTTGTCATGAATCATCATAAAAATATTCTGCAAATCGAAGTCAGCTCCAGTCCCTATTGTCATTTTATGAACATACAAATCTTTCCACACTTGCCCATGCTTGGCCGTATCCATTATAGTAGGTATTGAACAAATAGTTTTATAATCATAACAATCTGGAATATCTATTTGGTACTTATCTCTCCAACCTTGGTGAAAACGAAAGTTAGATCCATTCGCTCCCCCAACTATAATTCCCGATTCAGCTATTCTGAAATAAAGATCTAAATTTGCGCAGAAAAACATATCAGTATCTGCCAACATAACAACTCCATCTAATTCAGAAGCAAACTTAAATCTAGGAATCTTCGTACTCCATGCAGTATTCCGTCCTCCTTGTGGATGATTTACCCAATCTAAATTTACTACTTTCAAATAACTCCTATCTCGATATTTGGAAAGAAACTCTTCTGACAACTCCAAACTTAAAAGATACACCGTGATCGGCCCTGAAGCATGGTAATATTCAAAACTATTTAAAAACGCTTGTAACCCGGGTTCATACCCTTTAGACGCTGCAACAACTATCGAATATTTCATTAGATGGTTTCCTTTCTAATCATCATATTTATACCAAAAGCGTTGGATGGTTTTATGTTCAGTACAGACTTCTTCCATTACAACTTCTAAATTTAAATCTCTCTCTAAACCAGGAACATCCACCCATGTAAATTGTGAAGGGTGCCAATCATGAACCCCTATTACGCTTCCTTTTGTAATAAAAGGAGCATAGGTTTTTAACTCCAAAGGCTTGTTCCCATTATCACAATACATCAAAACTTGATTCGATTTCAGAATATCACTAATAAACTTCCTGGTATCTTCGTTGACTTCTTGTTCTGGTTTTGGCACCCCCGGCCCTTTTTTCTGCAACCACATCTCATTAAAATCAGGGGAAAGCATTTTCGGCAAGTTTATAGGAGGATTACAAGTCTCAAAGTTTATCCCATTTTCAAGACGATATAGAGCGTCAAAAGTATAAAATTTTAATCCTCTAACCTGAGCTTGAAACATCAGGAATAAACTAAGACCTCCTCTACCAGTCCCTAATTCTACAATTGCATCGACCTTGATATTATTTAACAACCATTCGAATACAAACAATGCCATCATATCTTGACAACAAGATGCCCCAAACAATCTTTGCAGAGCCATTTCTTTTTTTAACGGATACTTAATAACCATTCTTTAATTCTCCCTTCTTTGTAATTTGTTACATCTACACTTGGTATATTCATTCTAGTATAGATTTTTACAGGATATTCTTTTTGTAAATAAAAAGTTCTATCAGGCATTACCGCCAAACTTAAAGGAAAATTACCTGAAGCTACACATATGCTCGCACAGCAAGATTGAAGCAAACTAATCAACTTTTTGATATCTGCAGGAACTCCCCTAACTGTTGCGTCAATAAAAGGGAATTTCTCATTAACAGGATTGTAATACATATGCTTGAAAAACGCTTCTATTGGAATAAATCCAGCTTCTATAACTTCGTCCCAGATCTTGTTGGCGGTTTCCTCATCTGGATTGACAGGATCTGGCAAAGCAGTTGCTTGAAAATGTAAAGCAACCAACTTACTTTTAAGTGGCTTAATCTTTGGGTATGAACATACTGGATCAATACCTAATTCTTGTTTACAGCACCACTCTGATTTTGTCCACTGTCCACCAAGACCTTCTGACATAGGAAAATGAACCTGAAAAGTATAATCATACCCATCAACCGATTGTCCAGGATCAGTTATTAATAAAGCATTAGGCATGATACTTTCCTGCCCCACTCCTTTTTGTAATGCTATATCAATTTTAGTAGCAGGAAACATCTGCCTTAACTTATTAAATGAAGTAGCAAACATAATAAGATCACCTAGCCCATGCCAAAAAATAATACATACCCGAGCTGGTTTTTCCTTCCTCAAATAATCGGCTATTTTCTCCCTTTGATACTCGGAAACTAACATCACTTGAAACTCCTCGGTTTAAAACGGGCAATGTTGATTGGTGTTTTTGGATTAGCTTCCCGTAAGAGCTTTTCAACTTCATTCAAACTAAGAATACAATCATCAGGCCTGAAATTAATCTGAGCCTGGTAATGGTGCAATACATCTTTCTCTCTATATGAGATAGTCATAAAAAATCCTTCGGCTTCCTGAGCTTCCTCAATCTTTTTGTTTAATTCCTCAATAATTTGTTCGTCTTTCTTTCCCATTGTTATTTCCTCCCGGATTTAAAAGTTTAAAAGTCCTCCTTCATAATAAAGTAAAACATTTCTTGCTATTTCCTCTGGTGAGATCATAGCAAAACATCTTGGAACTCCCCCTACTCGATTCTTGCAATCCTCATACTTTCCTGTCCAACAACCATTGCTCGAAGCGCATTTTAAACAACCAACCACACTTAAATATCTATGATAATTATTAGCCTGCCATCTTGGTGGTTCTTTTCCTCCTGCAACTATAACACTCGGTTTGTTAAAAGCCGAGGCTATGACGAATTGACAACTTATAGGCCCTATCGTTCCTTCTGACCAATATATAAGTTTTATCAGATCTCGAACACTGGTTTTCCCTACCAGGTTATAAACATGATCTAATTCCTCATGATAGTCATTGGAAGTTCCCATCTGCACAATCTGAATCTTATTTTTTAATAGTTGAACAACCTCCTGCCAAAATGGATAATGCTTCAAAATAATATCTGACTTATATCCAGCATTAAGAACCCAAAACTTACCAGGATATCCGAATTCTCTTTGAACAATATTATCATTCTTCTCTTTGTCAGATAAATGAAGATCTGGGTTCATAGATGTCCATGGTATATCAATTCCTAACTGCTTCGCCAAATCTAAACGGAAAGCATCTGAAAAATGCATACTCCCTGGATTTTGAATTAAAGGATACCCAATATCGAAATGTTCTCCATCTTCATCTGCTATCTCCGTAATGTAAGGATTATTAAGCCATAAATCAGGCCAGCTAGTTCTCACATCAGTTTGATATTGTCCAGGATATGCTAAATGCAAATCTCTTACTGCATTAGTCATATAAACAGTATCACCAACATCTAATCCATGTTTAAGAATGAGTTTTCTCATACAGCACCGATATTATGCTTTTCCTTAATCATCGCAAACCGATTTTCATACTCTATTCTTTCTTTCTCTGGTAAATCTTCCCATCCAAAATATCCCGTAACATATCGTATTTTTTTGCATTCTTTTAATAACTCCAAATTATGTTTAGCAAAACTTCTTACACTATTTTCCCATTCAGGATGTCCAGGCCAATAACTTGGATCTGTACATACGCCACCTTTCTCAGTAGTTAATTCCATTTTATCCTCCTATAAACTATTAAAGTTACATTTCGCATATAACACCGATGTAATATCCTTTCTAGGCGGGCATTCTGGTTGCCCTATTTTTATTCTTTCAAACCCATACTTTCTAAATAAAGCATCTAAAGTAGCTTCCGTGAAATAAGATAGATGCTCCCCGGGCTTGAAGTGTTTCCACCCATTAAAGCTTTTCTGTTCAGGTAGCATTGGTAAAGTTATTGCCACGTTTCGAGCTAAAGCTAATATGGGTTCTATTACACTGAAATCCAATATATGCTCAAGCACATCCCAAAAACAAACGACATCGTACATTATAAGTTTGATTCCCGTTTGCGGATAGTTTGCAATATCATAACTATAAACTTGTACACCTTTTGGCCTCCAAGCTCTAAACCAACCACAACCAGTACCATAATCCAATACAACATTAGGATTAATAGAAGCAATCCAATCCCAACGAATAGCTGCAATCTCTTCCCCAGTTTTACTATACTGTCTAAGCATATTTTCATAATAATCTAAGTCATAGTTCATGATTTAAACCTAAAAACTTTAGGACACCCAGGGGGTCCATTTAATGTATCTGTAAGTTCATCACTCGGATCGCTCTCAAGACCTTCTGTGTCAAAAGCAGTCGCAACCCAAAAATAAGTACCATCTTCAATCTCAAGAGTTACCTCTTCAGTTCCAACCGGAATTGTTGCTATTAAATTAGTAGATGTCGGTCCATAAGTATACACTCCAGATTGATTGGATTGATATATCCTATATCCTGCTAAATCAGATTCAATATTAGCATCCCATTCAAAAGTAGCTATTTCAGATGTAATACCAATACCCACCACTAAAAAACTCGACAATAAAAAAGCCAATATCCAAATAGGCAGCTTCCCTGGTGTAGCAGAAAACACAGTTTTAATAATTAATTTCACAAAAGATGTAACCCAGACAAGGAACTGCCAAATCCATGTCAAAATATCTGAATTACCCTTTATTTTTTCTATCTTTTGGATAAGGGTATTTAGGAGCAAAAGCCCCATTATAACTAACTCCCAATAGTTTATTAAAAATTCTTTTATCATAATTTATCTCCTTTTTTATATGCAGGCCGCCTTTACTGTAAAGGAAAACCCATCTGGACTGGCTGAAAAACCAAATCCACTTGATTTTGCTGTGAAAGCGAAACCACCTTGATTTATTGTAAAGTTAAAAGGTTGACTATTAACTGTATAAGCACAAATTAATTTCTCCAAAGGAGTTATACTCGAACTACTGCTAGAACTCGAACTGCTAGAAGAACTGCTGGAACTAGAAGACGATACTGAAGAAGATGAGGAGGAACTACTGCTCGAAGACGAAATAGAATTTGAACTTGACGAACTACTACTTACAGAGCTGGAAGAAGAACTTTCTGAGCTAGAGGAAGAACTGGAAGATTCAGAGCTTGAGCTTGAGGAAGATTCGGATTCTGAACTTGAGGAACTGGATTTTGATTCACTTGATGAACTAGACGATACAGACTCCGAACTACTGGAACTGGACACAGATTCTGATTCTGAGCTAGAAGATGAAGAAGAACTAACGGATTCAGAAGAACTTGAACTGCTCTCACTTAAAGATTCAGAATTTGAAGATGATGAAATTGAGATACTCTCTGAACTACTGCTGGAACTAACAGATTCGCTACTTGAAGAAACAGAAATTGATTCTGATTGAGAACTTGATGAAGAACTTTCACTCTCAGATGTGCTCTCACTGCTGCTGGAAATTGATTCAGACTCTGAGGAACTGCTACTGCTAACAGAAGTGGATTCCGAACTTGAACTTGACGATTCAGAAAGGCTCTCACTACTACTAGATGACGATTCTGATAAAGATTCGGACTCTGAGGAACTGGAAAGAGATTCTGACTCTGAAGACGAAGATACTGATACGCTCTCCGAGGAGCTTGATACACTGACAGATTCAGAACTACTTGAAAAGGAAACTGATATTGATTCACTAGAGCTTGAAGAGCTTATAGAAGCGCTTTCAGATGAGCTACTAAAGCTAACCGATTCAGAACTTGAACTACTGCTAAACGAAATGGATTCACTTGAGCTACTGTTGGATTCCGATTCACTGGATGAAGAGGAAGATACTGATATACTTTCAAAACTTGAACTAATAGATTCAGATATTGACTCACTGGAGGAACTAGATGAAACAGATTGGGATTCACTACTAGAAGAAGAACTTATGCTTTCAGATAAAGATAAACTACTTGATGAAATAGATATTGATTCGCTACTTGAACTAGAACTTACAGAAGTTGATTCTGAACTTGAGCTTGAGGAATCTGATAATGATTCGCTGGATGAGGAAGAGCTAATAGAAGCAGACTCACTGGAACTACTTGATGAAATGGATTCCGACTCGCTAGATGAGGAACTGCTCTCCGATAAAGATTCTGATGAACTACTCACACTTGCACTTTCAGAGGAGGAACTACTTGACACACTCACACTCTCTGATGAACTGCTACTTGAAATCGACTCGGATTCAGAGCTCGAAGAGGATGACTCGGAAAGGCTTTCAGAACTGCTACTGGAACTAACAGATTCGCTACTAGAAGAAACTGAAACGCTTTCAGAACTACTTGAGGAAGAAACACTTGTGGATTCACTTGAGGAAGATGAGGAAGAAGATACCGATGCACTTTCCGAACTACTGGATGAACTCACCGAAACACTCTCACTAGACGAACTGAATGATATGGATGTAGATTCCGAACCGCTACTTGAGGACACCGAGGCTGATTCTGATGAACTACTGCTCGATACCGAGGTACTCTCCGAACTAGAAGAGGAAGAGATAGATGTACTTTCAGAACTATAAGAACTGGAAATAGACTCTGATACAGATTCACTAGAAGAACTAGATGAGATGGACTCACTTTGAGAAGAGCTTGACAAGCTTATAGAAATAGATTCTGAACTGTTGGATGAAGACACACTAATTGATTCACTGGATGAGGAGAAAGATACGGATTCCGATGAACTACTTGAAGATACCGAAATACTTTCAGATGAAGAGCTGCTTGAAACAGATACAGATTCTGATGAGGAACTACTAGAAACAGATATGGACTCAGAGGAAGAGGAGAATGAAATTGACACACTGTTGGAAGAACTTGAGGACGAGATTGATACCGATTCCGAAGAGGAAGAAGATGAGACGGATATGCTCTCCGAGCTACTAGAGACAGATGTTGATTCAGATGAACTGCTCGAACTTTCACTGGTGGATTCAGAGCTGGAACTGCTGGAAACCGATGCACTTTCAGATGAGGAACTGAAAGATACGGAAACTGATTCCGAGGAACTCGAAGAACTTTGAGAAGTAGATTCACTTGAACTTGAATTACTTACAGATGTAGACTCCGAACTACTACTGGAAGATACTGATTGTGAAGTAGAAGATGAGGATACCGATGTACTCTCCGAGGAACTTGAGCTACTCGCTGCTACAATATGGCTCGCGCCAATCCAGAATGGTGTGCCATTATCTCGTGCCTGTCCTTGAATGTCTTCAGTTACACCCGATCCATACAAGTTCTCACCATCATCTACGATTGCAAGATTAGTCTCATCCCCACCTGAATCTAAACGGTAATCATCATTATCATAATCCTTAAACACCGAATTTGTATGAACATCCTTGCTTCGATAGGCTACATCAGGTGAAGTGGCATCTTCTGAAATGTTGTGGCCATGAGTGCCCCAACCTGCACCATCATCTCTATAATCGCTTCCACCTGTGTGACCCTGAGCTAGATTATTTTTAACTGTCAATGTACCATTTAACACATCAGCGTATTCCTGCATAATATTACTATAACATTTAACTACTGTGTTATTATATATCTCTGCCGTATAGCCAGCACTTAAGGCACAATTTAATCTAATCCCCCCATCAGATCCACCATCACCAACACCATAAATAATAGAATTCGTAAGCAGTACATTCCTTACGTTGGAGTAAATTCCTATCCCGTAAACAGAACTGCTATTTCCTTTTACCAATAATCTGTTTAACTTAATTAACCCACTATCCCCCCCATCATCAATTACTATAGCTATATTCTGTCCAGAAATATCAAAAGCGAGTTTCGATATTTCCATATCAGCAAGGTCTCCCCCTGTAGTTTCATTCAGGGTTATTTGGTCATTGGAACCAAAATTTACCCTTGCACCATTCCCATACGCTCCGCCACTATGCTCACAGTCTACCTCTACAGTAAGGTATAGAGTATTTCCATCTGTTTCAACATCAAAAAGTACCTCTGTGGATATATCTGATTCTTCATCAAGATGTAAACCGTGCAAGTCTCCCGTAAGTGGTCCCTCCACAGGTGTAATTATATCAGCCTCAAATGCTGTTACAGTAGCATAATCTGGCCCCACTCCAGCACCAATGGTAAATCCCCCACCCGTACCAGCTCCAGCACCATCTTGAGCAATTGACCCTGGAGCCCTATCATATTTTGAAGGAAGGCGTTGATGATTATATTCATTCCTAACAATTTGATCAAAGGCTCGTTCTATGAAAATAGTGCCGGGATCTTTTTCCTTATTATAAATTGCATCAAATTGACTGGAAGTAATAAGGCCAAGATCAAGCAAAAGTTTAAAATCAAAGAACCAATCCCTTCGTCTAAATCTTTTTTCTTCTAATGGAAATTCTTGTGTCCAAGGAAGTTTACCTTGTGAATCAACAGGTACCAGGTATTTTTTGATATTATCGTAGACCTTCTGCCCAGGCCATTTCCAGTTGGTAGAACCACGGAGCTGCCAATAATCTCCAGGCAATGTAAGAACGCAGTGATGCCTTCGCTCCGTCCTACCCTTATGAAACCCATCAGGACGGATGTCAATTATTTGGCCATCTCGCCAGTGGATTGGATTTTGTGAACCGCCTACTTTGAGAAGTAATTCCATCTAATTAACCTTCTCCCAATAACCTATGTGATAAAATGGATGAGAAGAATGTTTTGAATGGCTAATTTCTCCAATCTTCTCCGAAGAGAAAGACAGGTATTTATAGCCTTCCTTATCCTTCTCAAGAATTAAATGATATACTCTTTTATCTTCATCAAAGCCCTCTGGCAATAGGGATTTGTATTTCAATAAATCCCCAAATTTTAAATCAAGCATTTCTGTTTCCATTTTATGCCTGCCATCCCGTATTATCATAAGGTAACTGAGGAGGAAGAATAAGACCTTCCTTTGTTATTTTTACTGTACTTCCTTCAGGAGTATTGGATACAACTATGTCGCATTCTTTAATGAAATCTTTTTTTATAATTATGTTGTCCATCTTTTGTTCTTTCGACATTATATGTCCCAGATTTAATATTATTTATTTTACATATAAAGATTTTGTGAACCGCCAACTTTAAGGAGTAATTCCATTATATTTTATATTAACTTTTTCAAGCCAACCTTCCTTTTATATCATCTAAACTAATCCCTATGTTTTTACCTAAGGTTTCTATTTCTTTTGAAAGAGATTTACTTGTTACTTCCATCACCTGTTCAATTCTTTTTAAATTTCCTTCACAACTGTCTTTGGAAACAAACTCTTCTCGTAAGCGATCTTCTAATCTTCGACTTTCCCCATTTCCAAGAGACTTTGGGGAGTCTTTTTTAATAAATCTCAAAATAGTCAAAACAAGCCCCCCCAAAGTTAGTATACTTACACATACCGCAGCTGAAGTTCCAAGATCCATACCCCACCTCCATTGTTACAATTCCCACCCAATAACAAGTTTAATTTTATTCATCCGTATTTCCAAAAAGAGGTTGTACCATATCCTTGATTTTTCCTTTCTTTTTAATAAACGGCTTTTTCTCTGCAATAACTTCTTTTCCTGGTATTGGAAGGATCTTTCTCTTTGAAGGATCTTTTTGAAAATAATTCCCGGACCTCAAAGCTTCTTTCGCATCAACATCATGAGGGATGTGATAAGCTTTTCCTTGTTTGTCATATATTGTTAACATTCTATTACCTCCTATAAGTTAAAATTATTAATTACAAAAATACTAGTGAAAATGGTACCGTAGATGGGCTGTTAAACTTGCTGGACCTCCCGCACTACACTTTGCTCGATAATAAACAGTCTCGCCAGCGGGGATCTTGTCTGAAAAAACTCGAGATTCCTGTTTTGGCACCGCTCCTCCATATAGCCTTACTCTTGCTATATTAACTTTACTACCTCCATAAGATATTTCCACCAAATAAATTTCGCCATTAGCGGTAACAGTTTCAACCACAAAGGCACTAATATGTCCCTCCGTAGTAGCCAATTTGGAAGAAAACGTCACAGCATTATTATCTACTAATTCCGTCCAAGTAAGCCAGGTATTAGCTGCAGCAGCAGTACAAGTTACAGTCTCGTTTGTATCCTCTGGAAAAAGAAAAGTATCATGTTGGACTTCATGTAATAGTTCTGCTAAAACAGTTCCCCCACCTCCTGATATTCTCGACATTTTACTACCTCCTTAATCTAAAAGCATTACTTCAAAAGTTCCAGTGGTTGTTGGGTTTACATAAAACAAGGTTTCTCCCGCCTCTTTTGAAATATCTAATACTAATGGTTCTACTCCCATCGTATAATAAGTAGCCCCTGTTGCGATATGCGAAAGCAGCCAGGTTCCTCCTGCCCTCATTCTCCCACTAATAGATTTACATGCCATATTATCAGCTGCGCTTAATGTAATCGCTGTCCACGCACCATTAGCAACAGCCGTGTTTAAAATATCAACAATAGCAGAACCCCCAGGAATTGGCGTACCATAGGCGTCCCTAACAAAAGGTCTTCCAACAGATGTTCTTGGCATTCTATTACCTCCCTACCCCAACAGACTGGGGTAAATTAAGATTCATTGGTATATGTAATGGGACTCTTTGTGAGGCTGGTTGTTTAGATTGTCCAGGGGGAGTTACATTGACTTTAACAGGCACTTTAGAAGATTCTAATTCTTTCTTCAACATATCCACCATCCCTGATTGAAATTGAGGTGGAGTGTCCTTCAATGCTGTATTAAACAACTCCACTGCTTTGGTTCCTTCCTTTAACTGAACAATAGCCATATTCATAGTACAATAGGCTAACGCTTCTGGTCGCAAACTGTATATAAACCGATTAAGTTTCGCCATAGGATCTTTTATAAATCGATCATAAAGCTCAATAAAATCCCTGGCTCCAGAAACAACTAAATCAGGACTGCCGGACCAAACCCCATATTCACAAGCAGATAAAGCCAAATCCAAGTCTCCTGGAACTTCTTTCAACCCGGCCATCAACCATTCATACGTTTTCTCTTTATTTCCTAACTTCATATAATTGTGAATGACAGTAAAATAAACAGATCTGTTAAAATTACCATCACCAGTTGTTTTCAATTCTTCTTTATGTTTTAGGTATTCCTCTCCATATTTCACACATTCTTCATGCTTAAAATAATTTGCATAAATTTGAGAGAGATAGAAATAACAAGTGTAGTCCTTTGGATCTTTTTCTAGTCGAGCGAATAATGCGGAAGAAGTTCGTTTGAATTTGGCGGCTTTCTGTTCAGGAGTCATATCGTATCCATAATGTTTTATATGAATACCTTGTAAAAAAACTCCACCACCTTTAGTCTGAGGTTGATTGTGAATAATTCCTTTGTACTCTGCTTTTTCTCTTCTGAAGAATCTAGCGGTATTAAACTGCATTGACACAGTATCCTTCTGAATATCTTTAAGCAAAATAATACCAACAAATATCTTAGGAGGTATTTCTTTTAACGCATTCTTTATTGTTTCAGGAGGACTTTCAAGACACAACTCTTCATCAGCATCAACTATAAATACCCACTTACCACTAGCATGGCTTATAGACTGATTTCTATGTTTGGAAAAATCACCTTCCCACGGATGGTGAAAAACCTTTGCTCCAAAAGACTTTGCAATTTCAACTGTTTTGTCCTTGGAACCTGTGTCAACAACAATAATCTCATCAACTACATTTTTAATTGATTCCAAACATCTTGGCAACCGTGCCTCTTCATCTTTTACCATCATACACGCAGAAAGAAAAGGAACTGACTTAAAAGATTTGGACTTAACTACAGCCAGTCCCTTCCTCTTTCGTAGTGATGCTTTACCCGGATTTACTTTTTTCATAACAAACCCTCCTTATATACTAAGAAAGGCATAGTAATTGATACCTGTACTCGGTGTTCCCATAGCAGAATAAACTCTCAACCATCTATACACTGTTCCTGCAAAATCATTGCAGAAAGGCAGAGTAAGCCTAACTGGCAATGAAGTAGGACCTGGCCAAGTAGAAAGACTGGATCTTATATTCGCACCAGGATCTCCACCCATCCTATCAGCAATTGAACAATAAGCCCAACCAAGATGGACTGAAGTAAGGGTGTCCCAAGTAGTAAACGTGCTATCATGACTTCCTTGTAACATAATCTCAAATTGATCTGTAGAAGCCAATGTGGATACTGCAGTAACATCAATAATAAGTTTGCCTTCAGTGTATATTTCTGAATCCCTTCTTGGTGCCCCTCCTCCCAAATCAACTGCTGAGGCAGCAGTATTCACAGCTACTACTCCAACACCATGCATCTCTAACAATGCATCAAAAATTTTACCTCTATTCTTCATAAATAAGTCCTTTCAAAACCCTTTTAAAAAGGGTCATGTTAAAGGGTTATAAAATAACTACCTCTTAATTATCTTTAGTTAAGAAGGCATAGTAATTAATACCCGTTGCAACTGTTGCAGCTATTGCCGTATATATTCTCAACCATCTGTAAACAGTCCCTGCAAAATCATTGCAAAAAGGAAGTGTTAATCTCAGCGGCAATGCGGCAGGACCTGGCCATGTAGCTCTACTTGAATACAATGCAGGAGATGTGGCAGAAACAAACTGGTTTGGCCACGTGGTAGCATAGGTAGCGATTGAACCCAACTTAACAGCAAAAAGAGTATCAAAAGTAGTAAACGTAGAATCATGGCTTCCTTGTAGCCAAATTTGAAACTTATTATAGAACGTTGCACTGGAACAAGCTGCAATATCAAGAATCAATTTACCTTCTGTATATATTGCAGAATCTCTTCTTGTAGCACCCCCGCCAAGATCTACAGGAGTGGAAGCTGTTCCTGCAGCGCCAGCCATCAAACCTATACCATGCATCTCTAACAATGCATCAAAAATTTTACCTCTATTCTTCATAAATAAGTCCTCCTAAGGAATCTTAATCACAACAAGATTCCTTGGTTATGAGGTTAAAATAAAACCTATTACGCCTGAGCTGCCCTTCTAGGGACACTATACAACCTTGCAGCACCTTTCTCTCTCAGAATAGCAAGAGTCACATACCACTCAACTCTTGTTCTGAGAACAGGAGCGGAATCCTGCTCACCAAGATCCCTTACATCCATATCGCCATTCTGCAATCCCATAACTCCATTCTCAGCAAAAGAAACACAATAAACGGAAGTAGCTGTAGCAGCCGTTCCACCTGAGGATGTTTCTGTAAATCCAAGAATTTCAGTATTGAATTGATCCCTATCAGCAATAAGAATTGGAAGATCATTGTACTTCGTTACCCTTCGACCAAAATTATCCACATCATAGGTAATATAACCACCTACATTAGGATTACGAGCAGCAGTAGTCAACCTTCTCCGTATATCTTTACTCATAATAAGATGAGTAGGCTCATCAACAGCATCAATCATCTCATCAAGAGATGAGAGAGCGAGACCAGTAGCAATAGAACTTCTATTGGCAATTAACTGATCAGCAGTACACCGAACCTGCAACCCATCGAATTCTCTCCGAGCTGTAAGAATGTCACCTTTTATGATGGTCTCCGTAATGGATAATGATAAAGCCTTTACTTTCATAGCTTCCTGAGTACCTCTTTGATCTGCTCCACCAGTTTCTACCAGAAATTTATCAACATCTAAATCCCCACCTGCGATTGCCAGACTTTCGATAACCTTATCTACTGCTCCTACACTCTCGGTAAAGCCCTCATTGACACCTCTAAACCCAACGCCAGGGAGTAATTGTTCTCTGTTAAATGCGAGGGAATTTCCTGAGATGTTTTCGAATGGCATATACTGGAGGACATCAGAACCTCTAGCATAAAGCTCCATTATAGTAGCTTTAAGCACCTGATCCTGACCTAATGCAACCTTCGCGGCTTCAACTAATGTTAACGCCATAATAAAACCTCCTTCGACTTGTAGCCAGGAAACAAAAATCCCGGCGGTTAATTAAACAAAAATAATCTAGTGTTTAATCCCTCCGGGATTCGCCTACCTGACTCCGTCTAGGAGGCTTATTAATGAGGTTACCAATTCCCTGAACTAATAATCTCGCCTTACTCTAATACATCTTTTGCCTTACTTTACTTTTCCAGCATGAACCAATTTCAATCGTTCTGCCGGTGGTAATTTTTGAAGGGCTTCCGTGGATATTTTTTTCGCCCCAGCCCCTCCATCATCTCCACCACCTGCTCCACCACCAGTAGAAGGTTCGAAAAAATGAGCAGCTTCATTAGGAAGCTCCTCTGACCACTCTTTGATTGTTAACGGAGTTACTCCATCTTTTCCAAACTTAGGGGTGCCGTCAAACTCCTTGGCAACTAAATTACCTTTTTCATCCATATGAAAAATCCTACGACCACGGGCGATAATATCTTCCATAGTTCCTTTTCGTATCTTCCCTACTTTCTGAATCTCTATTTGTATTTGGTTGTCTATACTGGATACTTCAAGGGCTCTCTGAGCATTTGTGTAATTACTTTTGGCCTCATTAACTATATCTGTAAGATTCTTTATCTGCTTTTCATAATCTCTTTTCATTGAACTGGTTCGCTTGCTTATGATCTCATCCAGATTTCCATCATCATACAATTTCTTGTCTTCTAACTTCTGAACTATCAACATAGCTTCATTATATTTTTCCACGTCCATATCTTTAAACTTCTCCATATCCAACTTCATATCCTCTATATTCTTCATCAACTGAATATTCTTATTTCTGAACTCCACAATTTTATTTTTCATTGCAGGATCTTCAACTACCTCCACATCCAAATGAAACTTGCCATCCTTCTCAATATACAACCCCTTTACTGACTCATCCAAATCATCCAATTTGTCCAACACAACTTTTAACGCCATGGCCTTTTTCCTCCCCCGGTTTTAGATTAATTATTACTTGTATATAAATTATAAAAAATAAAAACTTAAAATCAAAGAAAAAAATTAAGTTTACTATTTTCCTGGTTTTTGTTTTTCTATTGGCTCAAAAACTATATCATTTTTTTGGCCTGGAAACTTTTTGGTATGATCAAAATTCCCTAATAAAATATCTTCTGGTATGCCATCAGGAAAAGCTTTACAAATAAATTTATCTGATTCATATTCCCATTTACAACTTATACATAATGGGTACTTAACTAACATTATCTATCTCCTTAAATAATTTTAACAAATCAGGGGACAATCTATTGTATTCTCCAGAATAGTAAGCAGAAAAGCTCTCTGCAAAGAATTCTCTAACATTGTGTTTTGAATATTCACTCATAACATTCTGATAACCATCACCCCATGCCTTATTAGTAACCCCCCATATTTTCTTATTATCAGAATGTTTATTCCAAATCCTATGCCCCATCTCATGTGCAGTAACTCCATCTGGGGTAAGGTTAGAATTGTATCTTATATCCTTAGCTGTAAAATTTTCTGCTATTCTAAGTACGTCCTTATTAGCTTTGCTCCTTCGCAAAAATTCCAGCTTGCTTCCTAACTTATTTTTAGAAGTATAATAGCTTTTAGCAGTTACATCATCCGAGAGCAGTTTTTTAGCATCAGTAAATTTATTTCTAAAAACAAGACCATATTCTTCTAAAGTCCTACTATTGTGAGCATACCCTCCTACATAGCCCTTAGGGTATCTAATATAAACCCCAATATTATCCGGATCTCCTAAATAACGCAATTTCTCCATCCCAAATCTTTTATTAATATCCTGCACAGTGCGATTAATAGCATTTAATCCAGCTAAATTATAATTTTTCTTAAACTCAACCCTATCTGCTATATTGTTCTCTGCCCATATTTTAGCCGCATCAATAGTTTTTGCAGGAATAAATTTGAGGGACTCAGCCTCAACCTCCCCAAACCTCTCCTCTAACTGAGCTATTGTTAATGGTCGGCCTTTCTGATTTACCATATCAGCCATGCTTAGTTTATTCTGTTTCCATAATCTAAATCGTCCAGGGCCAAGAACATCAATCTGAACTGCTTCTGGTTGAGTTAATAGCCAATCATTATATGACATTCCTCCGCTAACAGGTTTCCCAATCCCTAACAGCTTTTCATCATAGGTCATAGCAGCTCTTTGGGCAGGGGATAGTTTTTCGAGTTTACGAATTTTTGCTTTTGATATAGTTGATTTCGGGCCTGCTAAATCAGCAAAGCTCTTGAGTATAGGGATTACAGTTGATCTGCAATTATGAACAACAAATCCTTTTGCCACATAACTTTCATCTTCTTCAACAGAAAAATTATAAAGTGTCCTGGCCCTTTTTAACTGCCACTTCTGTATAAACACAACTTCCATTTGAATAAACTTAAATTCACCTTTATGGTTACAAACAATATTACTAACTTCTTTTGATACTTCTTCTAGACATTCATTTATCTGATCCTCGCTATATCGTAATACAAACCAACCTTCAGCCTCTATTTCCTTTTGTCTTAAATAATCCCTAGCTTTGTCCTTATCTTGATGCCAGTAATTACCATCTACCTCTATAGCAATCTTCAAACTTGGAATAGCAAAATCCACAAAGAACTGTTTTATAGGGTACTGCTGTTCATAGAATATTCCGATTCCATCCAACAAGTCCTTAAATTTTCTTTCAAGAGAACTCATAAAACCCTTTTGAGCCATAATATAATTAGGATGTTTTTCTGGGTGTGCGAGTATAGTTTTCTTATATGAAGCTGTCATTCTCTTTCTAACTTCTGGGGTAAAGTTAGGATTACTTTTCTTCATTCTTTCTGAAGTTCCCTTATTCCTTTCTAAAGTGTGAGTACCTTTCATATACTCACTCCATCTTTCAAGATGTAATTGATGAACCAATACTCCTCTCTTAGCTTTCTCTCTTATTGTTTCATTCATCTTCTTAACTATTTCATTTCTATCTCTTGTACCATTTGCATATTCTCTATTTAGTTGAGCAGAAGCTAATTTAGACACATGCGATCGTCTTTCTGGGGTCCATTCCTTCCTAGAATGAACTTTACTTCTACAGGAAAGAGAACAAAACTTTCTATAGTAAGGAATCAATTTACCACAATACCCACACTCTGTTGCTAAAAAATGAATCTTTTCTCCTACTTGAATACCTTTTGCAAACTTCCATTCAGTACCTACCAAAACAGGATGTTCCTCTGTCATGGTTAACCGTGACAACATATCATCTTTATTTTTCAAATTGATCTTAACAACATTCGGAGTTTGTTTAGGGGTGAAAATAAGTTCCTTTACCCTCCTAAAACGTCCTTTGTGAGTAAGAACTAAATCCCCAACTTTGATATACCTAATATGTTTCCATCCCTTAGAAGTAAAGATAGAGGTCTGGCCATCAATAAAGCATTGCCAATGGAGCGGGGGTCTCCTAAATAGTAATTTATGTCCTTTTGGTTTTAGTATTCCATCTGTCTCAATCCACTGTTTCCCGTCGTATGCCCTACAAATTGGGGTGGTTCTTTTATCAAGAGTAGCGACAAATTCATAACCATTAATAAGATCTTTATTTCCTTCATACATTGCCATTCTAGATTCGTTAGCAACCTGCATAACAGAAGTCCGAACCAAAGCAGTGGCATTCCGTTTACCCATATCCATAATACCAGGAGCTAAGGCAGTGCCCCTGATCCTACCTACCAATTCTTTTATTGATTCCCCTTTCACCATACCTAACTGAACTTGTTGGGTAGCATCAGCCATCTGTCTTGTGGCTCTTTTCTTGAAATCATCTTTCTGATCTCTCCACCAATCTCCTATAACCTGGCCATCAACCATTGTATTATCTGCAATGGCTTTCAATCCTTCTTGGGTCAATGTCACATTAGCTAACTGAGCACCAATCACTCCGTTCAAATGAGCAACCGTTTCTTTGCCAGTAAACATTGAGATCTGTTCCATCTCCTTACGAGACTCTTTTGCTATCTTGGCGTAATTGGTATCAACAATTCCATCAATAGATTTTTGTAGGTTCCTAAGTCTTCTCTTTCTCCATTGAGCTATTGGTACTCTGGATTCCTGTTTTACTATCTCAGAAAGAATTTCATCTTGGGTGTCATTTAAAATCTTAAATACTTTTCTTTTCACACTCTCAGAATACCGTTCCAGATTAACAGTAGATTTTAGCTGAAGATCCAAAAACTTTTGGGTTGCTGATTTAGCCATTATACATACCTTTTGATAGTATGTTAAGTTTGTCTATTTTACGTACTATAGTCACTTTCCTCCTATTTATTTTGACTTTCTTTTCCACAATTTCTTTCTTGATACTTTGATTTGTTTCAATTTCTCTTCCTGCCCCAAAACATTGATCCCGTTCTTCTTTGTTTAGTACATGAAAACACTCAGCGCAATAAACCACTCCTCCATCTCTTGTTAATACTCCTTTGCATTTAGGGCATGGCATTAAATTTTCCTTCCTTCCTTTTACTCAACACTGGTCTTGTCCTGATATAATGTACTTGACTCATAGTAAGCCCTAACCTCTCTGCAATGATATTCGTTTTATACCCTTGCTTAATTAATTCCTTAATTCGTTCTTTTTTAGATTCTGATATCATAATTTATATTTTAAACAAATTCAGGATACATCCCAAATACCTCTACAATCCTTTTCTTTATCGCCTCTGCAAAAACTTTATCAAATACCCCATTATTGACAAATTTCCATAACAAATAATTAACTATGCTAAACTCAAGATCTATAAATGCATCCATATCTTTTCCTCCTTGCCCTGGAATATAATCATTAATAAAGTAATCATACTGCTTTTCTTGGCTGCTTTTCTTGGCTCATCTTCATAAAATTATCCCAGTCCAATCCCAGTTCATCCAATATTTTCTGTTTCTGTTTTCCCATTATCCCACCTCCTCCTCAAATGGGACAACCCCTTCAGCCTCTAACATATCCTTTTCATCCTCTACCGTTCTATCCTTTGGTAATATTTCTCCTTGTTTCAAATTCCACAAGAATGTTTCTATTGAAATTTTCCCTGCTTGAACTGCTTGTAATAAAGAAGTAACATCCTGAGGACTGAGACGAGAAGAAATAAAATCTTTGTTAAGTTCTAACTTTGTCTCCTCTCCATCCTTACCTACCCATACAGACATATCATTTAACACATTCACAAACCCATTTTCCGCGCTGCCTACCACGGTTATCAAAGTAGCAGACTCATCCGCAGAACGCATATGTAAAGCTTCAGAGGATTCAACTCCTTTCTTTTTATGCTCTAAAAGACGGGCACCCATCACAGCCATTTGTTCTTCTAATCTATCTAATGCCTTTTCAACAGCGGTTAACCCCTGGCCAGTAAACTCTAAAATACCTGCCTTCGCATTTACATTAGATGAAATCAAAGCTTTGGAAGGGCCTATTGTAAACGATTTCTTATCCTTCTTGTCAGTGACCCCAAAGAAATATGGAGTGGGCAAAGCACACCAATGTAATCCATGATAATAATCCGCTGTTACTTGCCAATGTTTTATGTTTAAATTTGCTAAATCTTGAAGGGGGGGTTTCGGGGGAGCAGGTTCATTGTTAACAGCTCCAAAAAATGTAAAAGGTATGTGTTGCAATCTAACTCCTCGAACAGCAGGCATAGCGTCTATTACATCTTTAGTAACTTCTATCTGAGCCCACTCATCCTTTACACCAGTAGTATTGACCCTCTGATATAACCTAACTACCAACCCGCTGTCTTCTATGGAAAGAATCCGTATTTGTTGGACAATATTAGTTTCGTACTCATCCCCAAGATCAGGATTCGTTACCTCTTCCAACAAAACAAGAAGCGTCAACACATTACGATCACCAATCTTAGTTATCTGATAATTTAAAATATTAAATGCGCTGTACAAAGCCATGTAAGGTCTTTCGCCATCTTTCTCAGGCATATCCACCAATATTCCATAATACCCATATTCAATTATATTTGTTACGCATGTCCTAACTACGCTAGTAAAAGATAACCCTGATAATGTACAATCAGATAAATAATTTTCAATAATTGAATTTACTTCCACTACAGGATCTCTTCGCATAATAGCTCCAGTCAATCCTTTAACTGTTCTATCATAGGCATTAAAAAAAGTACCCCTATCTCTATATGCATTATATTCTTTTTGGGTCTGCCCACTAAGCTTAGGAAGATAATCCGTTCCAGCGGCCTTAATCGTTTCCTCCCCTGCAATGATGTCCCGTATCTTATCCCAAATTGATTCCCTTTGTAAATACACTTGACTTTTACTATCTACAGGCATGTTGACCTCCTTAATTCCAAAATGTTTTTCTTATACTCATACTTGGGCAAAGATAAATATTTCCTATTTCCTTATCTTTTGCCCATTTACCTTCATTGCTTATATGATCCACTTTATAAGTTTTACAGCCAAAATAAAACCCACATTGATTGCCTCTTTTACCAAAGGAAATAGAAATAAAGAAAGTTGGAATGATTGGAATTCTAATAACAAACCATTGATTGCCAGAAGTCCAAGGATTTTCAAGAGGCCATCTCCAAAACTTTCTAACTGGTCTCAATACAGAACCTATACTAATATCAATCTTAATTCCCCCAAACGTATTCCTGACAAATTGCTGTAATCCAGTAACAGGGCTAACCTCTGAAGCAATTGGTCGTATCTGTCTAAAAGCCTGCTGACCCAAATAAACAGATGGAAGCATTTTATCATTAAGACCTATTTCAAGACTTATCCCTTTTGGTTGTTTCATATCATTACTCCTTTAATATATTTACAATCCTTTCAGCCGTTTTTCCATCCAACAAACTATTCGTAAACGGAATGGCTTTTACCTTATTATATAATACTCTATTGGCTTCACTCAAGATATATTCTTTATTAGTACCAACAAGAGTATTAATCCCTTTCGCCAAAGTAAATTCATGCTCAGTGTTATACCGCATAGTTAAACAAGTTGTTCCTACTATAGCAGCCTCAACCTGAACTCCTCCTGAATCCGTTATAACAAGTTTAGCATTTTTCAGGTATTTTATAAACTTTAAATAATTCATTGGTTCTGTAAATACCATATCCTTGGTTAGTTTCAAATAATTTTCGAATCCAAATTCTTCTATTCGTTTCTTGGTTCTTGGGTGAAGAGGAACGATAACAGGTATATCCTTTGATAGTTCTTTAAGAGCTTCCAGAATTGATTGTAAAGATTCTTTATTATCCACATTCGATTGACGGTGAAATGTTGCTAACACGAACGGGCTATCAGGAGCATAAATCTTTCCTGTATAAAGAATATAATGTAACAAAGTATCAGCCATTGCATTACCAGTAACATATATCTTTCTATGATCAATTCCTTCATTGGTAAGATTTCTAACATCACTATGAGTATTACAAAAACAATAATCGGATATTTGGTCTGTTAGAACTCTATTAATCTCCTCCGGCATTGATCGATCAAAACTTCTACAACCTGCTTCTATATGAGCTACTTTAATACCTCTACGAGTTGCGGTTAAAGCACAAGCTAATGTAGAATCCACATCCCCTACAACCATAACGATATCCGGATTCTGTTGCCGAAGTATGTTATCAAATGAATCCATCATACTTCCTATAGATCCATAACCACTAGAACACATATCAAGATTAACATCTGGTTCTGGGATATTTAATCCTTCAAAGAACGACTGAGACATATTCCAATCATAATGCTGTCCGGTATGAACGAGATAATACTTTATATCTGTTTCTTTCAATACTCGTATTATCGGTTCTATTTTTATGAAGTTAGGTCGTGCTCCTACTGCTATTAGTATTTTCATTTATTACCCTTTCCTTTTTGTACCTCTACCTTGTCCACCACCTTTACCTTGTCCCGGACCTCCGTTCTTACATCCTCCAGTATTCTTACCTTGTCTTTGTCCTCCTGCTCTACCTACTCCTCCTCCAGTTCCATTCTGAGGTCGTTTAAGTCCCCTTGGGTTTGTTTTATTCATTTCATTTACCTCCCCATCTAAATTTAATTGTTTGTAACAATCCTCACAAATCATAACTACCCCTGAATCAGTTTGATCATCAAGTACTTCATAAGTAGCTGGTTTATTTTGACAATATTCACATAGCCCCATTATTTTTCTCCTTTTCTTCCTCCCTTTATCGTAAAATCCATTTACCATCGTCACTAAAACTTTCTGTTTGCTTAGGTTTTATAACTTTTACAGACGTTCTTTTAAATTCAACGATCTCAATTATAACAGATTTTGGAATGGATGTTACTTTTCTAGCTCGTTTATCTTCAAACACTTCCCCAGCGATAGATATATATTTATCTGTTTCTATTATCACCTGCCCATAGATCCATCCAGTATAAGGTTTAAAACTACCATCCTCTATTCTATAACCAGCAGAATCATCCCAAAATCCCCAATCAATAGCTTTTATTTTAACCAATCTTTCATTCTTGATTATTGTCATTCGATACCTCCTTTGATTTTAATAAATTAGTACTCCTCGGTAATACTGATATTTTACCACAAATAACGCACTCAAACTCCTTTACTTTTGTCCAATCCTTTGAGCCAAGTTTTACATAGAAAGAATTCGATTTACAATTATGACACCTCAATATATATTCCGTATCTGGAAATTTTACCAACTCTCCCATAACTGACCCCCTACCCCCCAAGGCATCTTTTCACCGTAATTCGGAATCACTATTTTCTCCACCCAAATCAGGGAAATGTTCTTGTAATTCGTCTACCGTGAGATATTTTCTTGCAAAATCTTCTATACTTATTGTTGGAAAAGGTAGTATATCTATAAGATGATTCTTTCTACAAACTTCGGTAGAACAACTATTAGGATTACACTTATAACAACTTGTATAATAACCATGCTTCGGACACCAAGATTCATACGCAATAAACGACCCGTCTCCATCTTCAAGTACTATCTTCTCTTTACAATCACATGATTCCATCACTTCAACAAACCTCCTTTCCGTCTGCACCAATATTCACAACTATCAACAATCGAACACGGCCATAAATCTGCGGGTGGATGCTTTTGATGAACTGCTTTTACCTCATCTAGGAATATTGGTTGTAACCCTTTTTCCTTTATCTTTTGCTGAACTATAACGTCGCAACATCTATAATCGAAATCTATCTTAATCATATCATCCTTTGTCATAGCTCCCAAGAATAATAACCAATCTCCTCCCGGCCTGTCTTTACCAGAATAGATATGAATACCTTGAACTTGATCCCAATTCTTGATAAAAGTTTTGGTTGTGTCACCATACAAGATATCATGTTGATAAAGTTTATCCCCAACAGAAATATTCTTAACAGTGGCCATAGAAAAGAACCCTGGTTTAACTGCATCGCATAAATTCTGAATAACTGAATTTCCTAAATACATAACATCACTGGACTGGATTATCACAATATCAGAATCCTCGGACATCAATTCACAGCAAATAGATTGAAAATATGGTAATCCTACATGCTTCTCTAATCGTTTGTATTTGGCATCAGGAACAAACTTCTTGATAATAGGTTCAGGATCTACGTCCGAACAGTCATCTACCACACAAACCTCAACAGGAAAAGTGGTTTTCTGCTGTGATATCGAGTAAAGTGTATTTGGTAAACATTCATTCTTATTGTATGTCGCTAATAGTATGCTTGCTTTCATTGTTTTTTACCTCCTTATCTTTTAGAAATTGAACTTCACTTAATACCAACAATCCATCAACCTCATAGAAAACTCCTTGTAATTTTAGTGTTTGAAAAGCATATGTTGTATATCTTACTCCCCCATCAGTAATATAAGGTCTTCTGACTTTAGCCCCTTTACTAAGCTGTACTTTTTTAATTTCTATTTCTTTCATTCTTTCATCTCCTTTTTATCTACTTCATTCATTAAATCTTTCATCTTTCCAATAGTAAACCCAATAAAATGACTAACCATACTATCTTCATATATAGCATCCAATATTTCACGTTTCCGAAAAGACATTTCACAACCAAGATTCTCTCCTCTGTACCTTATACTTACCCTTATACACAAATCGGTATCAATCATAAAACACCAAACACTACAATCGTGTCTTAACTCTGCTTTAAGTCTTCCAACGAAACTAGATATACCTCGCAACATACTATTTCTATAACGTTCTTGTATATCTCTTTCTATATTTGGTAAAGCCGCCTCAATCTGTTTATCTACCCAAGATGGGCTACTTCTAAACCAATCCCACTTATGTTGAATAGCTAATCCCCAACGAACAAAATAATTGATAGGAATAAGATAGAACACACTTCTACGTATCATGTAATTCTCATAAGCCAAACCATAGTAAAATGGTGGTAAGACTTCCCCTAGTTTTCTTTCCCATTTAAACATAATACCTCCTAATAAGAACTATCATTAGCCTCTCTAATATACTCCTCTATCGTAGCCCCCATAACTCTGAGCATTCCTAAAAGATAGATACAAGATTTCTCCCCAAACCAAAACTTCTTATTCTCCCCAGTAAATCCTTCTATCTCTTTCCCTTTTTCATAATCGCAGTCATAAATACAAATGAAGTTATTTAACCTTTCCTCTTTATAAGCCTGCTTTAATTCCTCTAAAAACTCAAAGAAAGGTTCTTGCTCTGGAAATTTGATTACCTTATTTGTTTGTTTCATATATTGTTCCTTTCTTCAACCACTATTTTTTCTGACCTAAGCCATTTATACTTTCTTTTACATGACATGCATTCTGCCCTATCTCCTTCGAATGTAAGTCGCATGCCACATTCGCACATCCATCCCTTATGTTCTGCTGGGTTACCTACCATTAAAGCATAGTCTGGTACATCTGTACGCACAACCGCCCCTGCTCCAATAAACGCAAAGTTTCCAATAGTAATACCACAAACAATAGTAGCATTAGCTCCGATAGTTGCTCCTTTTTTGACAAGGGTCGGTCGAAGTTCATCCATCCTACTGATTGCTCCTCTTGGATTGTGGACATTGGTAAAAACCATTGAAGGCCCACAAAATACTGCATCTTCAAGAGTCACGCCTTTATACACTGATACATTATTTTGAATCTTGCAGTTGTCACCTATGACTACATCTTCACCAACAAACACATTCTGACCTATGACACAATTACCCCCTATTTGCGCACTGCCCATTATATGAGAGAAATGCCAAATCTTCGTTCCTTTACCTATAACAGCCCCCTGGTCAATACAAGCACTCCTATGCATTTTATCCATTACGTATTTCCTCACAAAGTTTTACCGCAGGTCTTACATCCTCTATACCAAATCCAGAACCTTCGACTATGTTCTGGTAGCTATTAGTATGTAATTCAGTGAAGTTTACAGAGAAATCATAATTCTTATCATTCACTACAAATACTTTGCTAGGTTCTCCAACTGTAGACAAATGGAACTTCACAGAAGCTTTGGCGAAATCAAATAAATGAATACCGATGTTAGTGGCAAGGCCTCCTGATTTCTCCACACTGCCTTTCCAACTATAATTATACCATAGTCCTCTTGGAGCAACATACTCAACTACTACAGAGAAATTACCTTTAGTTTTGCTAATTAGCTTTTTCAGTTTGATAGCGTTATGGTGCAACCTCAGTTGTAATATAGTATATATTCTTTTTCCTCTTTCGCTCTCAATATCCTCCAGGGCATCAAGATTCTTATTCTTTAGCACAAGAGGCTTTTCACATACAGCATTAGCATTTATTCTCAATGCAAATCTACAATGGGCATCATGAAGATAGTTAGGGCTGCATATTGACACGTAATCTATATTCTCTCTATTTCTTCTGAGCTTCTCACAAAACCTATCAAATCGTTCGAACTCAGTAAAGAAGCTGCAATTAGGAAAGTAAGAATCCAATATGCCTACACTGTCTTGAGGATCAATAGCAGCTATTAGATTCCCTCCAATGTTCTTAATTGCTTCCATATGCTTAGGTGCTACATAGCCAGCTGCACCTATTAGGGCAAAGTTCATGCTCATTTCTTACCTGTCTTACGAACAGAATATCCCGCAACTTTACTTAAAGCAGTTGCTTGTTCTTTTTGATCCTTAGCCATTACCTTTGCCTCTTTAACCGCCGCAGTCAATCTAACCTTATCTACTTTTATAACTGCTGCCTCTGCTAAAGTACGAGCATCATCTTGTGCCCGCCATTTCCTTTGTTCTGTTGATATTGTTGGTTGTCTTGCCATAATAAAACCTCCTTTTATTGTTGCTTGTTTTGGTCTTACTCATTAAAAAGATTACCTTTCGTTAATTCTAATGCCTGGTACTCAGTAAATCCTTCCTTCAATAAAGCTTGGTATTTTCTCCATCTTATACGAGCATCAATAAGTTGGTATTCTATTAAGAACTCTACGTCCTCCTTTATCTCTTTCAATGCTGCTATTTTATCTTTATTCCTTCTATTTTTTATATCTTCAACTTTTTCCATCGATCATTCCTCCACACTTTGTTAAACTTCTCATGCATGACAAATGCAAGCCAGAGTTGTTCACGCGAATTAAACGTCTCAGCACAATAAGGTCCATACTCGAGAAATACAAACTGATGGAATTCCTCTAAAACAAAAAATAATACTCCATCATCAACCATCTCCTGCGACTGGTCTTGACGAAGAAGCCAAACACATTCATCTTTTAAGCTATTAACTTCATAATGACAACCCTCACATTTTTCCCAGTGGCAACCGAGTATACAAATGGCAGGTGTTTTATCTCTTTTACAGCCTAGTTGATAAAAATCCCCTTGGGTTGGTTTCCATCCTTCTTGTATCTCCTCAGCCATCTCACACATCTTTATATATTTAGGTGTTGTGTCCATCATACGTTCATCTCCTTTATAATGATTCTCTATGACGATAAAAGACCCCTTCTCCTAAATAGATTGCATCACCATACTCACATCTGGTTCCAGGTTCTTCTGTCAAAGTAGTAAATTCAACCATCTCAGTATACTCAACAATTCTCCCATCCAACAGTTTAGCATAAGTTCTAAATCGTTTCTTATCTCGTAACTCTTCCCACATCTTCTTTGAATACCAAAACCTTCCGCCAGTTTTAAATAATCCTATATCAAATACTTTGTTGTCCATTGTTTTACTCCTCATCTAAATAATGACTTTCTGGATACCCTTCCTTTTTAAGAAATAGTCCCCCTGGTAAAACAATCATACCATCAAAATGATATATGGGTTCATCCGTTTCATACCAACGTAATATCTCATGTCGAATATCATCTAACTGAGTTTTAATTAGCTTTATCATGGTTTCTCCTCTATCAATACCCATTTACCATTCGTATCTTTGGTTTCAATTTTAAGGTTCTTAGGTTTCATTGCTTCTTCAACTCTTTGCTCTATGGTTTTTCCAGTCTCGATGTCATATGCAATCCGATTCAACCAAACTTTAAATTTAACTGAAGCAGCAAGATGTCGCAAAGCGAGACCTTTATTCCGATGTTGACTTTTATCTGACCTACTTTCACCAATAGCACCAGAAGCCCTATGAATTATACGAACGCCAGATGAAACTTTATTCTGATGCTGTCCCCCTGGGCCACCAGACCTGAAAGTTTGGATTTCAAGATCTTTTTTTGTTATTGTAAGTAGATGTTCTCTCATTGTTTTTACTCCTGTTCTATACGATGACTATCTACCTATAGCATCCCTCAATACTTTAGATGCACCCTCATCATGAATAAACCCACAGAAGATCTCTTTCCCATCCAAACAAATATAAATACCATCATCATCGTGTGAATAGGAAAATGTGGCTTTATAATCATCACAAAGTTGCGCTAGTTTTTCCAAAAACTCGCTTCTCACAATTTTATCTATGTCGTTCATTTCCCCTCTCCTTTTGGAGTGTTAGCCATGTAGCGTTGATTGCTCATATTCATGATCAAGCGCCTCTTGTACGCCTTCACATACTTCTTCAAAGGTTCTAGTTGCTTTTTTATGGTCTACATAAACAATCATTTTTCTATTCCGGTAATATTCTTCCACTAATATATTTCCTATCCATTTTTTACGTTCTGCTCTCATGTCTCCTCCTTTCTATCTATAACGTTTGCTATCGCTCTCAGCCAACCTGAAAGCGTTCTTACTTCCTCAACTTCCTCTATGATCTCTTTTCTACAATCATGACATATATAAAAACCTGTTAATAAATCTCTAACTACATCCAACATTGGTTTATCTTTACGGCAAACTATACATCTTGTTGTGTTCATTTTCTCTCTTAATTTTACCTAATGATGTCCTTGTTTTCTATAACCTGCTGTAATGATTAATGTTTGTTGGTTATTTATAATCATTTACAGGAGTGAAAAAGGACTTACATTATTCCTATGGGCTTCATTAAGAATTATTATTGTTTCGTCAAAGGAATTTGTTTTATCAAATACCTTTTCAATAGTACTCAACGCCCAAATTGTATTTTGTTCTAAGGCTTCTAATACTCCTCTTTTATAAAACCTGAAAATGTTTTTATTATATTTTTCTTTGTTTTCTTTTCTTACACCTGTTAATCCTAAATCAACAACATCATGAATATGTGGCATAACAC